CTTATCAAATGGCTTTTGCTCAAGTAACTAAAGCAATAAGCAAAGGGGAATTTAGTAAAGAAGACTTTAAAAACCTATTAGAAGTTTATGAAGACGGAACTGAAAAAACTAAGGGTTAAGTTTGAAGGTAAACTTATTGAGATTGATATCCAAAAAGAATTATCTATTAATGAGAATATCATTAATTCTCAGTTACGAGAATCTCCTTCTAGTTATTATGTACTTGCTTCTTTGAGAGATAAGTATATAAAAGAAAGAGATGCTCTAGCAAGGGAAAAAGAAGAAGCTTATTCGAATGCCTGGTTATATTATAAGGATGCTAATGAGAGATGGAATAATGAATACGTATCTCATAAGGCAAACCTTAACAAGAAATACTCTTCTATCAATGAAAGGTATTTGAAAGCTGTAGAAAAAGCAAATAAGTTCATAACTATATGTAAGTGCTATGAGTCACGCGAAAATATATTAAGAACTATTAATGCGAACCTAAGAAAAGGTTAACCCATTGAACTATAAACAATTACTAACTTTTAAAAACAGTATTAGAATATGAATTATTCAATGACATTTATCTCACCTCTTGTAGCTGAGAAATTTAATCAAGAATTACCCGGATGCCCAACAGAAAACCGGGTACTTATTTTATCTCCAAAGGAGGTAAATCAAACTAAATCCGGTTTGATTATCCCTGAACAAGTAAAAGAGGGAGTTCCTCGTAAAGGAGTTGTAGTAAAGAGTGGGGAGATTACAGAAGAATATAAAACCTATCGGGAATTGGTGGGCATAGGTAGGATAGTTACCTATGGTTTGTATGCGGGTAAAGAACTTGAATTCGAAACAGATAAATTATCTCCTGCTCTTCAAAAGATCTTAGAGAAAAACGTTCTTACCGTATTGAGTATGAACGAAGTAGTTTACTCAGAACCGAATAATTAAAACTAATCATTATGATAAAAGACAAGAAGAAAAAGAAAGTTTCATCAGAGGGACTTTCTACAAAAGAAAAGATGCTAGCTAGAAAGAAACAGCTAGAATCCAAGGGAAATGGTAGTGGGTTAGTATATCCAAAAGAGGGAACTCTGAGGATGAGAATTAAATCTCCAGGTGATGACCAAGAATTGGGTATCGAAATTATTCAATTCTACCTGGGTGGCAATTTGGGAGGAGTTATATCTCCGGCTACTTTTGATGAACCTTGCCCATTCATGGAGAAATATCAAGAATTGAAAAACTCTAAGGATGAAGATGACAAGGAACTTGCCAAGAATTTGGTGCCAAGAAGAAGATATGTTATCGGTGGTATCATTTACTCAGATGAAAAGGGTAGTAAGGTAGATTACGAAGGCAAAGATAAGGGAGTTTTAGTTCCTCGCTCAGTATACCAGGATATCATTGACCTTTACCTTGATGAAGATGAGGCAGGTGATATGACAGATCCAAAAACTGGATACGATATCAAGATAATTCGTTCCGGGTCTGGTAAACTAGATACCACTTATTCTGCTCGTGCTTGCAAACCAACTAAGTTGGACAAGAAATATCAAGGTACAATTGACCTTGAGGGGATAGTTCGTTCTCAAATCAAATCCTATGATGAGTTGGAAGATTTACTTTCACAGTATCTAAACGAAGACCATGGGGATGACGATGATGATGATAAATCCAAGAAGAAAAAGAAAAAGGGAGTTCACAAAGACCATTACATGGAAGATGATGAACCCAAGAAAAAGAAAAGAAAATACAAATCGGATATTTAAGGGTTAGTAATATGGTTTCATTCGAAGGTGGTAATTAGATTCGTTCTGTTATCACCTTCTTTAGTTTAAAGACATTACATTATGGCAAAGAAATCTAAGGTTGGTTTAAAAGTACCAACAGCAAATGAGATGGCAAAGAAATATGGAAGTATGATTAAATTAGCTTCAGAAGTTACTGATACTGATTTATATATACCATCTACTTTCTTTGCTCTGAACTACTTATTTGGTAAGGGTATTCCTTATGGTAAAATCGTAGAGATTGCTGGAGAAGAATCCTCTGGTAAATCTTTGGTGGCTTATAACTTTGCTTATGCTACTCAACAACTTGGAGGTCATGTGATATGGGTAGATGCTGAACAATCCTGGATGAATTCTTGGGCTGAAATAAATGGGGTAGACCCCGCAAGAGTAACCATTGTTAATGATACCCGTATTGAATATATTGCAGACGTAGTGGCAGACTTAGCAATATATTTACGTTCTCAATTAACTCACAATGAACCGATACTCTTAGTAATTGATTCTATTGCAGCTACAGACTGTACAGATAATATAGATGCTAAGATGGTTGATGGTAAAGCAGAAATGGGAGGTAGAGCAAAGGCTCTTTACAAATACTTCCGTATCAGAAGTGAGTTATTCTACAAGCTGGGAGTATCTCAGATTTATATTAACCAATTAAGAACTGCTTTAAATGTCGGATTTGGAAAAGATAACACAACAACTACAGGAGGTGCTGCACTCAAATTCTATGCTTCAATCAGAGCTGCTTTCTATTCGGGAAGGTCTGTTACCATCAAACAAAATGGGAAAGAAAGGAAAGCTGGAAAACTTGTCACAATTAGACTTATTAAAAATAAGGTTGCTCCTCCTAGACCTACAATTAGTAAATGCCCAGTATATTTCAACCCTAAATTCCATGAGGTTGGATTTGATAGATGCTATGCTTTAGAGGATGTATTAGTAGATACCGATGTAATCGAAAAAACTACTGGTGGGTATAAATTGAAAGGGAAAACTCTTGCAAGAGGGGAAGAGAAATTCCAAAAGCTTTTGGAAGAAGACGATGAACTTCGTAGAAAACTTTTACGGAAAGCCGGAGTAAATACCATAGGTACTACTAAAAAGCAACTGGAGAAGATAGAAACAAATATATTCCCAGTCGATGGTGTAGAATATGAAAACTATTCAGATTCAGAAGAGGAGGAGGAAGACGATGAATAAGAAAGAGGTAGAAGGTATAGAGAAAGTAATTAAAGAGTACCTTAAGAAAAATTTGAGAATGGAATCTAGGGTTAGGTATCTAGATGCTTATAGCCCACCCGAGAATTATTTAGATGTATATCTTGGAGAGGAAAAGATTCAAGAAGTTTCACTTTATGAATTAGATTTTGGACGATGAGCAAGAAAACAATATTACTGATTGATGGAGAGAATATTCTCCATCAGTCTTTTCATAAGTTCGAAAAACTTAAATCTACCGATGGCAAACCGAGTGGGGCAATATTCGGATTTTTCAAATCTCTACATATGTATCTTACAAGGTTCGAACCGGATGAGGTTTATGTTTCATTTGATAATGGTCATTCACCAGTAAGGATGGAGTTATTACCAAATTACAAGGGCCATAGGAAAAACATATCAGTAGATTATGAATCATTGCAAAAGCAAAAGGCAATTATAATGAAAATGCTGGGTATGATAAGAATTAATTATATCTTTGATAAAAAGAAATCCACAGTATATGAAGGAGATGACTTCTTAGCATACCTTGCAATTAAAAAATTCCAATCCGAGAAAATGATACTTATATCATCGGATAAAGACTTTAACCAGTTGCTATCAAATAACCTGAGGATATATAATCCCAGAAAAGATGAGATGATAAGAATGGATAACTGCAAAGAATTATTCGGTTATCATTCTCATGAAACGGTAGAGTACCTTGCAATGGTTGGAGATACTTCCGATGATATACCAGGGTTCCCGGGTATAGGCCCAGTAAAAGCAAGGAAAATCCTTGATGAGGGTAGAATTGAGAAGTTTATTGCCCAGAGTAAGAACAAAGAATATCTTCAAATATGGAAAAGGAATGAACAGTTAATCGACCTTTTCTGGTTTGTAAGACATAATCCATTGGATAAGTTACCAATTAAGTCAAAGAAGAAGTTTAAGTATGAGAAATTCAAAGAGCTTTGTATCGAATACTCTTTAGCATCCTTCTTGACAAATGAATTTATAAAACCCTTTAAAGAATTACATCATGAGTAAACGTATAATGTTTGTAGGTCCCTCAGGTATAGGGAAAACTACTTTAGCTAAGTATGTAGCTAAGAGAGAAGATCTACCTTTTATTTCTGGTAGTATGTCAGATTTATTACCTGCTACTGAAGGGGTATCACATAATGAAATATTATCCCTCGGTTCGGAGGCAATGTATAAAGCAGATTTTCAACTTCTGAACAAAAGGAATAGGTTATTCAAGGATAGAGAATACTTCGTAACTGATAGGAGTTATGCAGATTTGGCTGCTTATTTCTGGTATAAGCAATCAAGAACTTTACCAGAATGTGAAATGGAACATTTTTTCTGTCAATGTAAGACTTTAATGGAAGATCAATGTGATGTAGCAATCTTCTTACCATTAAATCTAGATACTTATAAGCATTGGTCAATGGAAGATAATGGTAAGAGAATACTTAACAGATTCTTCCAAGTTCAGATATCATCTCTTATGGGGGAATTGCTTGCAAATTGGGAAATACCCACTATTTGTATATCTGAGCTCGATTTAGGTATGAGAACGGAACAAATCAATTACCATTTAGATAGGATATGGGGAAAGAAGTAATAGCAATAGCCTTTTCAGATTTGCATATTAATCTCTGGGCTAAGTTCAATGAGAATAATCACAGGACCCTGAATAGTTTCAGGGTTTTGTCGATTATACAAAAACAATGTAGGAAGTATAATTGCCCAGCTTTATTCTGTGGGGACTTATTTCATAAGCCCGAGAATATGGACCAAGAACTTGATGAGATATGCTATAAAGAATTTAATAAGTACAATGATTATGACCCTCTATGGGTATACGCTATTTCAGGGAATCATGACATCAAGAAGGTAAGTAAAGCTGGTACACCTCCCTATAGCTGGCTTTATAGAGTAGAAAGGTATGGGATTTATATATTAGATTATGGGTCTGCTATCTTATCTTCTAATCATAGGGGTATAAAAGTATATGGTGTACCTTATATTGATAATAATGTCGGTCTAAGTGAATATTTAAAGAATATTGAATTAGATAAGAGTCTTAAGAATATACTTTTACTACACACGGATTATCCAGGAGCAAAGGACACCGATGGTAGGGAAATAGATTCTGTAGAGAATCTTAATGTTAACCTTCTCAATAAGTTCGATTTAGTATTATGTGGACATATTCATAAACCTCAAAGACTTTCGAAAAAGGTCTATATGATTGGAGCTCCTAATCATCAAAGAAGAACCGATAGAGATTGCGAATTGGGCTATTGGAAAATATATGAGGACCTATCAATGAAGTTCATCCCTTTAAGGGAATTCCCGAAATTCATTGATGTAGAATCTGAGGAAGATATTAAAGATGATGGCAATTATTATACGGTGATTCCCAAGAAAACTAGTACTCCCGTTAATAACAAACATAAGATTACTAAGCAACTTTCTAAGAAGTCACTAGCAAAGAGGTACTTAAAAGAGAAAGGTATCAATGATAAGGTTAAATCGAACCTATTAATAGAAACACTTAAAAAGGTAGAGTCATGCTAAGTTTTATGAATATGGATGTAGTGGGTTTTTGTTCAATAGAAACCCTGCATCTACAACTAAATCCAACTTGTACCATCCTTATCAAGGCACCAAATGGGAAAGGGAAATCAACTATTCTATCGGCATTAGTATGGGCAATATATGGGAAAAATCTAAAGGGTGTATCTGATGTAAATACCTGGAAGGAAGTAAGACCCAAAGATTACAAAGGGACTATGGTCCAGGTATTCTTCCAAAAAGATACCCATACTTATAAGATTATCCGATGCCAAAAATACGAAGAAGTACTTGAGGATGGGGCAAAGGGCAAAGACCGATTAGTATTCATCAAAGATGGTGATATAATTGACATCAAAGGTAAGGGTAAGATACAAGATGCCATAAACCGAGAAATAGGTTTATCATATACTCTGTTTATGAATTCTATAATGTTTGGTCAAGGTATCAAACGATTAATACAAGAATCTAATTCTGATAAGAAAAAGATATTCGAAGAAGTATTTGATTTAGAATTCTTAAACCTTGCCAAAGGCATTGCATTACAAGATAAAAACAATATAGTGGCCCAGATAAATGAGGTAGAGCATCAATCTCAATTATTAAAGAAAGAATTAGAGGCAAACAAGGAGGCTTACTTCGACTTAAGAGATAGAGAGAAGTCCTTTAAGAAGAAAAACAGAGAAGAAAGGAAATCCTTGAAGCAAGATAGGGAGAAACTAACCAAGTTACTGATACAAAAACAAAAACAGATTAAAGATGAGGTAGATGCTTCTATAAAGATTAAGATTAAAAATCAGAACAAATTAATCTCTGATATCAGGGGTAAATTGAATAATGCTAAGAAGATATCCAATGTATCTCTCAAAGAGGTCATTAAGGAATTAGTAATACAGTTAGAAGGAGGTAACTACAAACGTGCATTACGAGATGCTAAATCAATATATAATGCGTTCTCTGATATTGAAAAATATGAGAAGAAATACTCAAAAGCCCAAGATAGGTTGGAAGAATTAGAGAACGTGGATGAACGATATAAGAAATTGAAATCTGATTGTGAGGATATTGCTGATGACCTTGCTTCTATTGACGAAGATTTGGCCAAGCTCAAACAGGAAAAGCTTAAGGTCATGTCTCCCAAGTATAAACAGAAGCTTAAAGAGATTAGGAAAAACTTACGGAAAGTTGATGAGGATTTTCATAACAAAGAATTAGAGTTAGAGAATTATAATTGGTTAATTAATGACCCTCTTGGTAATAATGGGATTAAGGCCTATCTCTTCGATTCATCTCTTGAATTCCTTAATAGAACTCTGGACAAGTATTCAGAGGTACTTGGGTTTAGAATAGAGTTCAATATAGACCTGGGAACTGCAAGAAAAGATTTTGTTACTCTAATAGAAAGGGATGGGATGATTATGGATTATGATGAACTTTCGGGAGGTGAAAAACAATTATGTAATGTAGCAATGGCTTTTGCCATGAATGAATCTCTCACAGCATCTAAAGGTATTAATATTGCATTCCTTGATGAGGTATTCGAATCTTTAAGTTCAGATAACGTAGAAGTAGTTACATCATTGATACGTCACATATTCAAAGAGAAAACTTTATTCTTGATAACCCACTTGGATTCACTTCCTCTCGGTAATACCAAAATCCTGCAAGTGGAAAAGACCCAAGGCCTGAGTAAGTACCAATTACTATAATGGTATATAAAATACAATACACCATTATATCATGAACTCTAAGAATAAAGGAAATCGATTTGAAAGAAAGATAGGGGCTTGGTTTACGAAATGGACCGGGTACAAATTTGAAAGAAACAGAGCCGGGAGTGGAGCTTGGCATTCAAACAAGGACTCCACTTCTGATTTAACCTGTACTGATGAAAGGCATGCTCATAGATGTAAGATATCTATTGAATGCAAGAATTATAAAGAGATTAAATTTGAACATCTACTCTTAGGTAATAAGGGATGCGATATATTGAAATTTTGGGAACAAGCTTCTAAGGATGCAAAAAGAGCAAATAAAGTTCCCATACTCTGTATGAGATATAATTCAATGCCCTCAGAAGAATTTTTCTTTGTAGTTGGAAAGGGTCTATCTTCCGTATTCTATAAACCCCTATTCGATAAAGCCAATATTATGGTAATTGATGTACCAAAGATAGATGAGATTCTTTATGTATTCATGGCTAGTGATATATTGAAGAATGTAAACTATAAGTTAGTACATAAACAAGCTAAGTTAATTCTTAAAAACCGGTAACCTATGAAGAAGCATACCCCATACTCATATTGTATATTTTACCTTGAAAGGAAGTACTGTGATAAAATCAATAAAGAACTCAAAGAAAAGGGGTATGACCAAATCAAGGCAATTATTCCTATGGTAAACGTATTAAGAAAAACCACAAAGGGTAAGATGGTATTCGAAGAAGTACCAGTATTATTCAATTATGGTTTTATGAGAATGCCAACTAAATTAGCATTCTCAAGGCCTTTTCTTAATAAGTTACGTAGGAATATATCTGGTATCAGAACTTGGTTACGTAATACTGAGACAATGCACCCAAGAAAGAAAAAGGTAAGAATTGACAATGCTGAAGACTTTGATGATTTTTCTTTAGTGGCTACTTGTAGTAGAAAAGAAGTAAGGCGATTTAAACGTATTGCTAGAGAGAACAAGAAGTTTTCGGTAGATGATTTAGTCAATGTAAAACCGGGAGATTACTTAGTATTACGAGGTTATCCCTATGAGGGAGTAGATGCTACAGTATTAGAGGTTGACCATCTTTGTAAAAGAGTAAAAGTCCTTATATACCCAGAAATGGGAAGGATGGAAGTATGGTTACCATTTGACAACGTTATCTATAGTGTATATTTAAACCATGACCCAGATAAGCTTTATGCTAATTCTGGTGAATATGACCCCAATCAGATAACCAATGAAGCAATTGATAGTATAATGAGATATAGAAGAATTTAATGTTATGAACGAAGCTCAACAAAAAGCCTGGAGTTGTTTAATTGATAAAGAACAACAGTCATTATTTCTTCAATTATCTGAAAGTAAATCTTCATGGGAAGCTGGTGAAATTTTAAAGTTATCTCATTACAAGTATCTTGAAATCCGAGAACGGTCAGAAAAATTCTTTAGGCTATTCTCGGATTTTTTTGAGAAACACACTTCTATCTTTCGACCAGATTGTCCCTGTGAGAGAAACTTCCAAGATTATATGGAGGGATGTTTAGAGAAAAGATTAAAGAGAAAAGATGCCAGTATATATACTGGGGACTCTACTCAATTACTCCCAAAAGTAAGCTCTAAGAATATAGAGAGGAATATGAGGAGGTTAAAAGAGTCTGACGATGAATGGGATATAGATACTCTAAGATTAATTCTTGAATTTGATAGGTGGAATAACTTTAGAATACTACCCAGGATGCTACAACAGCCTTCTGCATTTAAAAGGAGGTCGAATAAAAAGGATAAGATATACATCAAATATCTCCTTAATAGAATACCCGATTGGATGCACACTAAACTTAAAGAGAGGTTTAGATATAAAGTGAAACCAGGTAAAAAGAAATATTGGGTAGCTCTAATATCTGAGGACTTATATACTGATGGTTATCTACTATTACCTGTGAGGCCACTAGAAGAAGTAGTCAGTGAGTTTAGTAGATTTTATATGTATGTATTTGAAACTAAAGATGATGCTGATACTTTTGGTTTCATGGTATCTAAGTTTATGATTAAAACTGGTACAGTAAAGCTCGGGCAAAAATTCTGGCCAGAGTACAGATGCTGTGTGGAAAGAGCAGTAAACTATAATCAAGTGAACAACATAGAATTCAATATAAAGAAATTAGACATGGCATATAATATCCATACACACAGAAAACCGAAGAAACCTAAATCTACTGCCGTAGAACGGGCAAAAACCTCGGATTTTTATAAAAAGAAATAGAAATATAGTATATAATTCAAATATTATATTTATATTTGCAAGTGAATTAATGAATACTTAAAATATTAAATATATGGCAAAAAAGAGTAGAAAAGACCTGAAAGCTCCCTCCAAAGAGAAATCGAATTTCCTTGGTGCATCAGGGAGAAACATGACTTACAAGGATCTAAAGAGAAAGGCTATCATACTTGGTATGCCTTTTCCTGATGCTTGCTCTGCTGGAGTATTTGATCTACTTCATTTTATAAATGTTTCAGAAGAAAAACCAGACAGATCCTTAATAGATAAATATGATGATTGGATGGATAAGCAATTAGAGAATATTGGTTATTCAAAGGATGATCCACTAAGGAATTCTCGATTAAGGCTTGGGTTTCTTGGAGAAGAGGGGGAAAATGGGCAAAGAAGAACAAAACGGGTACCAGGGATAAAGAAACCTCGGGAAAAGAAACCTCCAAGAGAAAGAGATGAATTCAATCTTATCAAGGGTACTAAAAAATCTTATGTATTCGAATTGACTGCAAAGGGTTTTGAACTTGATAGGATTATTCGGAGAATGAAGAAAAAATTCCCTGAGGCAAATGAGAAATCGATTAACCTTTGGTATAGAATGGCAAAAAGGAATATCAATGGTAAAACTAAGGGAGGGAAATAACGAACCGATACGACCCGATAGGTATTATATTTGGACTTGGAGACCAGATACTACCAACAAGTATATAACTGAAAAAAGTCTATATAGGAAACACTTAACTGGTATCCCATATTTCACTAGACATCACGTAAAAGTTACTTTAGTTTATCTTTATGGAGTTGATGTTCTTCAATATATCCATATAATATCTGGAAGGAAACTAATAAGGCATGGTATTAAAGAATTATCCGATATGAACGGTACCCGATATAAATGGGGATATACTAAATTTTGGTACAAGGGTAAATTTGTACAAGCGAAGAAATTCATAATACCAGATGAATATCATATTGATAAACACCGACGAAGAAGATTTATGGTTCAAATGCACCGAGTCTTTAAGTCTAAAGGAAAAAAGGCATTCGATGAAAGATACTCAATTAAACTCTATGGACAACGGCAGGGCATATCTACCGAGCATCTCCACGCTAAGAGATTACAGGTCCGTCTTGCTATCTTACAGGATTTACAACAGGCTGAGTCAAGAGGAGAAAAATAAATTCAATCTGTTATTCTTGCAGTATCCTCCATTGGTAAGTTCATTGGCTTTATATTTAAGAAAGAAGATGAACATCCCAATACAAAAGGTACTATTTATCAAAGCACAAAGGGATATGCTCGAAATATTCGATGAGGCATCACTTAAATTTTTAGGGTATTTGCCTAAAGAAAGGTTTATTAAGAAGTCTTTATTATTTCAAGGGTTTGTTCCATTAGAGAGTATTAAACTTAGAAGGTCTTATGCTTATATAATGACAAATAGGATGATAGAAAATAAAATATGGGTCTACCCAATTCGATTATCCGATAACTATAAAACAATGATAAAAGGGAAATACAAATCCTATACCGAAGTATTTGGGAAGGTGGGTATTCCTGGGATAACTAAAATTAAATATAGCAATGAATAATAACGAAGGTTTTAAAATCACAGCACATCAACCAGCAAACCCATTTGCAGGTAAGAAGTTTAAGATAGTCACTTATCAAGGTGACAAGGAACTTGCCTCTCAGGCAATAACAATTGAATCTCAATTAGAATTAAAGACAACTCTAGATGAGATAAAACAATTCAATATTGCTCAGGAGGAATTATTAAAATCTGGGTATACTCAGAAATCCATACTGGTAAAGAAACTTATAACAGAGTGATATAAATAAATTATTAACCAACTTAAACATTACGAAAATGGCTAAGAAGAAAAAAGAAGTGGAACTGAAAGAAGTTTCCAGAACAGAAATCAATGGTGCAATCATCATTAAGTACGAAGACGGCTCAGTAAAGATTATCCCTGCTCCTATTATGCTTTCTGCCGAAGAAGCCGAAGACCTTTTTGGTTCTGAATCCGATGACGAGGAAGAAGAAGAAGAGGAAGAATCAGACGATGATGATGATGATTCAGAAGAGGAAGAAGAAGAGGAATCCGATGATGACGATGAGGAAGATGATGATGATGATGATGATGATGATGATGATTCCGAAGAGGAAGAAGAAGAGGAAGAACTGACCGGTGAAGAACTTGCCGAAATGGACTTCGAAGAACTCGAAGATGTCTGCGATGACAAAGACCTCGAAACTGATCCAGATGATTATGACGAGGACGACATCGAAAAGCTCCGTAAAGCAATTGCTAAGGAACTTGGTCTCAAACTTCCGGCAAAGAAAGAAGCCAAGGGAAAGGGCAAAAAAGGAAAAAAGTAAGAGACTATGAGGGAAGGAAATATTACTGGGAAGGAGACGACCCAAGGGATGACCTTCCCTTTTAAAAACTATTTAGTAACATAACATTAAAAATTAAAAGAAATGGCAACAAAGAAAGCTGACACCAAGAAAAAAGGTGACGAAAAGAAAGACGCTGAAAAGGAAGCAAAACGTAAAGCTCGTCAAGAGGCTCTGAAAAACAGACCTGCTGAACAACGTCCTAACAGTAAGCAAATTGACATTATTGCAATCAACGACAAATCCAAGGTAATGAACTTTGGTTATGCCGTAAAGAACAAGGAGGGCTATCAGGGAGTAGTAGTTACTTCAGTTTTGGTTACTGAGGGTAAACCGGTATCTACTTCGGTTGCTTTCGTTCCGGGCAATCTTACTGTAAAATCAAAGAAGGGACATGGAGTTATTTGTTCTCCGAAAAACAAGAAGGACAAAAACGAAGAGTCCGAAACAGAAGATTAATTTTTGGCACATCCTAAAAAATCTATCTGCTAAATCAAGTTTAATCCCATAATAAAGAAAAGGTAAACAACCCTATACACTTAGGACGTTGTTCATCGTAAAGCTCATTGCCCGTGAGGGTAGTGGGCTTTAATTTTATTACCTATGGATAAAGAGAAATTAGCAATTCGAAAGAATATTCGAATACTTGCATTAGATAATTTAATAAATACTTATACTGATGCACTAGACGATAAAGAATTAAACCTGGGATCAGATGAAAGGGAACTTGCAATCAATATCATAAACGAGGCAAAGGAAATGCTATCAGAAGAAACCCAGGAGGTATCTAACTCAATAATTCAAAGACCCCAATGGAAGAAATAAGTATAAGAACTCTCTTATCAAGTCTTAAGATGACAGTTAATGATATACAGTTTACTCATTATCAAAAAAGAGTAGCATTCGAAAAGGGTAAGAAAGGAGATTGTCAAAGACACAAGTTAAGGATTGGTTATCTTCAAAGGAAGTTAAAAGGCCTAATGGATAAACTAAACCGAAAACTTAATGGTATTATAATCACTGTCACTTATCAGGTTGGGGATAAAACTTACGAACAAACTTTTACTAATCTTACTCAGCAAGAGGTAGTAGATATATTGCAAATAAGGGCTATTATGGAAAATGCAAGTGTAGAAATCCTAGAAATTAAAGAAATCCCAACCCAAATTAGGGAAGTATAACTATGGTATTATGTAAATCGGAAATTCAATTATTCACCAAATATAAAGAAAATGACTAAGAAAGACAAGAAGAGCAAACCGGAATCTAAGACTCCGGAACTCACCAAGGCAAAGAAAGCTTTAGATGCTTACCTTAAAGAGAACAAGTTGGACCCGACTAAGGATTGGACCAAGGACAAGAAACATGGTAAGAAGGTTACAGAACTTGTAAATAAGCTCAACAAAGAACGGGACAAGGTAGCTGCTGCTTACCCAGAAGGTGACAAGGAGAATACCAAGAAATTGGTAAAACTCAGTAAAGAAAAAGGCAAGAAAGAGGAATCTGAAACCAAAGAGAAGAAGGAAAAGAAATCTGCCGGTAAAACTGCTACTAAATACGATTACCCTCTTATTGATGGTAGAGAAATGACTTCTGCCGAAAAGAAGAAATATCGTATGGAGCAAAGAAAGCTTGCCTCAGGTAAGGCTCCCAAGGAACCGAAGGAAACCAAAGAGAAAAAGGAGAAGAAGGTAAAAGAAAAACCAGCTTCGGAAAAGAAAGAAAAGAAGGCCAAAGATAAAAAGAAGAAAAAGGCCGTAAAAGAAGAGGATTAATCCCTTTTATATAAGTATTCGTTAATAATGAAAAAGGCCTGGCAATATTATTTTGTTCAGGCCTTTTTATTTACTCACAATTAGGTATATGGAACAAGAAGTATATAAACCAAAACTAAGAGTCACTACACTATCAGAGAATGGCACTCCCTTATCTGATAGGTTAGTAGATGCTTATACTGAGATGAACTCGGGTCCAAAGGTACAGCATAAGGGTCCCGTAAGAGTAGAAGTAACTCTCACAAATAAACAAGATATAGATAACTTTAAAGAATACTTAGATAGGCTAACTGGAGTATTACCCGCTAAGGCACCAACTGCTGGTAGAGGAAGACCTGCAGGGACTACAACTAAGGAATTGGAATCACCAAGGGAGGATATTCTTGCAGATGTAGAAAAAATGATTGAAGAGGGTAAAAGCCAACAAGATATTATTAAATATCTTAGGGGATTGGGATTTGTATTTATCCTTACTGAGGACTTTCTATTTCACTTTCCCGGATTTGAGTTCAATAAAAAAGATGTTGGAGAAGCAACGGACAATAAGCAATATCCAAATTCATTCTCCTGGATGGCAAGATGTATCAAACGGGCCAAAGACCCCAAAGCAGATAAATTCGATCCAATGGTTATCTTCGGGTTTAGCATCCTTGGTGGACCATCGAAGAAAATTGTTCCGTATCTTTATAAAGAAAGGAAGAAACCATTAAGGGCTCAAGTTGGTAAGAATGTCATCTCTTTCTCTCAGGCAGAATTCACTAAACTTCCTAAATATATGAGAGAAGACGAACGTATTAAGTTTTCTACAGAACAAAGGCAATTACTTCTCAACCCAGAAAAGAAGCCTTCCAAATTCTTTATGAGATGGGTAGATGATGCGGTATTCCCAGATTCTATCAAGGAAAATATAGAGGAAATCAAGAGCCGCTAACACTTACCTCCGTATTTATAAAAAGAATATATTATATAAAATAATTTTAGTATATTTGCATAAAGAAAAATTTAACTATGGACAAAGAAACAAAAGACATTGTAAAGCTCATTGCTGGTATTCAAATCGAATCTCTCAACTCAATCAAGGAGGATGTCAAAAAGGGCAATAACATTGCCCAAGACCTAATCAAAAAATTCCTTCAGATTGAAGATGACGAGATTATACGGGCATTAGATGAACATCTTGAATTATACGTAGAGATTAAGAATACTCCTCAGTTGATTAATATGTTAAGTGAATACCAAATGCTGGTATGCTCCCATATATTATTCAGGATGGAGGATGAATGGGTACATAACAATTCTCAAGGAGTACTTGGTACTTGGGCAATATTCCAAAAGGCCAATCTCAAATTTCACCCAGAACTAACACTTTTAAAATTTTAAATATATAGACATGAAAAAGAACGAATATTTAGAATCAGTAGAAATGAACACGGGAGTTGAAATGATTCCTTGCGAATCCTCTAATATTGAGGGATATGGGTATGACTCAAAGAGACAACAACTTTGGGTTGCTTTTAAGGGAAATAGGGTATATCGATATGATAAGGTACCTTACGAGGTTTGCAATGAATTACACCAAGCAGAATCAAAAGGTAAATACTTGGCAAAGAATATCAAAGATAAGTTTAAAACTACTGGGTATGAACTCCGGAACTAAAATAACTAAGGGTTTATTAATTGCCATAGGAGCAATGCTACTTTACTTAGGGAGTAAGAATAATGCCCCCATAGAGGAAGTGAGCATTGCTCCTTCTCGTTTAGAAAGTCCCTTGACCAGGTTACATTATCTTTCAGATAGCCTGGGAATTAAACCAAGGGAAGAGAAAAAGAAGCAATGGTATAAATATAGGGTAGAAATAGAAACGATTCCAGAAAATCAAATCTATAAGATTGAGAAATCTGGATACCAGCAATATGAAGTTTCTAGATTGGGTGAAACTTATTCTTATGTAACCTACGAATTTATCTCAGACAAGGTAATGACTACTCAAGAAGCTTATGACTTCGTAAATAAACATCCTGAAAGATGTACAAGGGTACCCAATACATCACAAGATAACCTCTACGATAAATATAATGAGGATTACGAAGATTACTTAAATGACCCAGAGGACGAAATTAACTATCCTCCAGAAATCTTCGACTTCCTAGCCGATTAACCTGGGCAAATAGAAAAATAATATAGAAATATTTTTGTATTAAATATATTATTCTTATATTTGCATAGAGAAAAGAAATAAACTTTATTTTATTAACAATTTTAATATAGACGTTATGAAAAAGAATGAAACCAAGGTTACTAACCTCGTTGCAACTAAGGTTGCTGAACAACTTGAAGGAATTAAAAATTCTAAGACTACTAAGGCTTCTGCTCCTAAGGCCAAAAAGACTAAAAAGGAATTGGTAAAAGATGCTCAAGAAGCTGCCACTAAGTTTGCCAATGCTAAATTGGTAGAACTCTCTCCAAAAACCAAAACTTCCAAAAAAGAACAGGTTGTCAAGGAAGTAAAGGAACAACAAAAACCCTCTATCATCGAACAGGTAATCTCCAATCGAGAAGTTAAATACGTATATCCGGAGGATGTAGTTGATACTCTTGCTCGGAAGAAATGGAGACAACAAACCAGAAACGAACTTCATCGATTGGAACTTGCAATGGCTCGTATCAAGGACACCAATTCCAAAGAATTTAAGGCTGCTGCTAAAGCCTATGAGGACTTTAAGAAAAAGGTTCTCAAACCAGAACAAGTTGCATAACCCTTTATTAACCCAGTGCCCGGAATAAATTACCTGGGCACTCTAATTCATACAAAATGGATTACACTATCTTCTCTGATAAGGAGATGCTAAAACAGGATAAAGAGTTAGTCGAATTACATAAACGATGTTGTAAATCTTGGCTAATTCAGCATTCACTTAAGCATTCTAAAATTAAGAAATTCTTTATAGTTTACGATTGGTATATCAATCCCAATAACGTAAGGAATTTCTTTTTCAGGCCTATACACATCTTTATTCAAGCATTGCTTTTAGGTCAACTCGATAATATATCCGATTACATTAACAATAACAAAAATGGAAAACGCAAAAAGAAACGAACCAGAAAAGTATAATGTGCTTTACCTCAAAGGTAAGTATCAGTACAAATCAAAATATCCTCAGATTGATGCTAAACACAAAATTGTTTATGCAGGTCCAGTAGAACCTATGGCACCTATTTGGGATAATCTATCTGACATACTTCGGAAGTCAGAAAGAATTTGTACTGAATCTCGTAGAGAATTAAAGAAGTTAGAGGAACGTTCACAGAACCAATTCTACTTCAAGAAAAATGGTATCACTCACATAATCATATACAGATGTTTGGGACAATAGTAAAAGACCTATATATAGGTAAATCGAAACTGATAATCAAGTGTAATCAAAGAGAATTACCACAAACCACCTTAGTAATGGATGTATTACAACCTACAGGTTTTACTGGTAATATGCCAGATTATGGTACCTATGGTAATTTACTCACTACTGGTGAATTTGAAATAACCCCTATGATGCCTAAGCATAGTCTTTATGTTACGGGCATACCGAAAGGGGCAATCCTTGATAATTTTCGGATTAGAAGGGTTTTTTGGTCCTCATACTATGAGGATGATATAAGGGGATATTTATTTCAGATAACAGATGAATATCCTAAGTTAATAATCACAAAGTAAAGTTATATGGAAGCAATAGATTATGTCAAACTATTTAAACTCGACCAAGAGAACTATGATTTTAAAAGGGAAGAGTTTATATCCGAATTAGGTAAAGATTTTCTAGATTATTGCCAAACTACTACTATAGGTATAAATCCAAAGCATGGGTATATCTATTACTATCGGTTTAAGGAAATAATAAAGAATTTCGAAACTAAATTCTGGGCAATCTCGAAACTTAAGGTAGGGGAACCATTTACTCAGAAATTATGGAATGCCTTTTTCGCTACGCAGGTAGTACCTCTGAGGAAAAAATTATTCCCTGAGGTACAAAAGTTAATTGAAGAACAGAAAGGGATTATCCAAAATGACCCAAGGCCTAATAACCCTTACCGTAGTAAACAAGACAAAAAACCCTCGAATCCTAAAAAGGTAAAATATGGCAAAGGAAATCCTAGACCTTCATGGCAATAAATTTAAGGTAGGAGATTATAAACTTTGCCTTAAAATCCCAATAACTGGGAAAGGTAATTTGATATTCACCAGGGACTTAATCTCTGGTGAACCTTTTAATTTATCAGTGAATAAGAAAAAGTATAGGGGATATTTCTATAACCTATCTTTGAATTTGTATGTAAGATATGATTTAGAGTATAGAGGTTATGATGAAAGTTCCGATATCCGAAAATCTCATTTGTATGTCAGAAAAAGAAAGTAAGATAGTAAGGTTCCCAAGACCCATGGGAACTACAGCTATGGCATTAGAATATCAAAAGAATCCTGATGATAGTCTTTTGATGAAGATACATAATTACATTATCAATCAATGGCTGATGGGTAATGGTGTATTATGTGGTATTACCTATGATATTAATACCTTCTCATATCGTATGGGCATAGATATTAATTACATACGTGTATTTATGAGGGATAGGCTATTAAGCTCTAGAATATGGGATAAAGATAAGGCAGAAGATTTATTGCAAGCTTTAATGGGAGAACAACTAGCATGGGCCTTGGAAGATCGTATGGAGATAGCCCATCAGGTTAACATCTTGAGAGAGTCTCAGGGTGGAAAATATGTACCTTTCATATCTTCTGAATTAGGAAAAGCACTTAAATTAAAACTTGAATCTTCTACTTCACTTCAATCAATTGTACGTAATCTTACTGGAGGGAGCACTACTAATATATTTGCTCAATTTAATCAACAGAACAATGTGACTCAGCAAAATGCTATCACAGTTGAAGAAGCCCGTCAAATTGTATTGGAATCCCAAAGGGTAATGGATAAAACCGAAGAAGCTAAACTGTTAGAGTCAAGATATGACCTCAGTAGTTTACCAGAAGTTGTTGCTACTAAACAAGAGGGAGTAGATACCAGTAAGGAGGGGCTTAACTTGAATAAAGCCGAGCTAATGCAAATCACGGATGACTATAAGGGAGCAATGGCTTCATTTTCAAAGGAACATCATGAATTGAGAAGAGAAATAGAGATGAATATAGATCCAGATGAAGAAGACCCAGAGTTATATCAATATGAAGACTTCGGGGAAGAAGAAAAAGAAGATGGCTCATTTGCATCTCAATTCCTCCGAAATAGTAAGCTCCCATAGTTATATCAGGATATTGCATATTTAAAAAGAAAGAATTATATTTGCATATCAATTTTAAAATAGACAAAAATATGAAAAACCTTGAACAATTAATGGCATCTTTCCTTTGTAGGAAAGATTTTCTAGACCCAGAGGGAACTAAATCTGGAGGAGTTCCTCATATTCAATTATCTGAATCTATTAAAATAAGGATGTTTGATGACCTTTATCAATTGGATGCTTTTTATTTAGCTGCTAATAATCGGGTACACTTACTTATGACTAATCCTCAAGGAGAAGTAGTAAATGTAACCTTTTCTACTTTTATGAATATTTTTCCTAATACAAAGGAAAGTCCAGAAGAATACATATATGAAGCTTTAAGTCAAATAATCTTGAGGAAAATATGAGAATACAGAAAGACTACAAGAAAACTAAGGTTAATAAGATTAATCAAGGTACTTACTTTAAATTAAAACCCACCGATACTGCACCAGTATGGGTAAGAGACCATTTTGATAGAGCTACTCAAACTTATGCCTGTCATAAATATGAAGACTCAAATCATGAGACATTCTTAAAGGGAAATCGAGACATATACATTAACTTTACATTTTAATCACATGAGCTTATTTAAACGAAAAAGATGTTGCCAGGAACTCATTGCTATTAAGGATGGTAACTTGGTATTCAATTTAAACAACAAGTATATTAATACAGTTTATCATACTTTACGAGCAATGATAAGGAAATCTGGTATATTTAATGAAAACTTATATTTTGACCTATATAAGGAATATCAAAAACATTACGTTGTATATGATGTAGTACCTTCCCTACTACAATATAAGGTACCACTAATATTCTCGGGTAGATTTCCTGGAATCATCTTTGATAACCAGTTTACATTTGAAGCATTAGTACCTAATGCTTTAGTATATCACCAATTGCCAGATAAGTTCAAGTTACCCGAAAACTTAGAGAAAATCCTTTTGGAAGTAAGAAAAAGGGTATCTACTTATATAGACACCGAGGGTATATCGGATAATGACTACAGGGACTTAATTCGAATGAACTTCGTAAAACAGTGGGAAGTATTCAAAAAAGATCCTTCACTTATAGATTGCTATATGTATGCTCAATTGGGCATGCTACATATGTGGGCTAGAGTAGAGAATAAAACTATAGTAAAGAATATAATCGAAAGAACTCTTGAACTAGCTCAAGAGTTCTTATCTAAAAACGATGAGTATGGAAAATAAAGAAAAATTTGCCTTTAGAAAGGTACACATGAATCATGATGTAGAAGTAGAGTTTATCAAGCTTCTAACGGAGAATCAAGAAAAGTCAGATGAGAGTTTACTAATGGCTTTTAAGGATAAGATTACTTCGGATAAGGTGACTTGCCATGCTGACATGCTATCAAGAACTTCAAGTCTAATAATCTTTCAAACTTCTAAGTTCAGTAGATTGGCTTTAGAATATAGAGATTATGAGATTTGGGTGTTTAGTAAGGCTAAAACCCCAAACTTGAACAAAGAAGCAAATTGTTTATACGAAACATGGACATTAAATAGATTCCGGATATGATTAAAATGACTATGCTAAATGCCGAAACTATTCAAGATGAATGGTTACATGAGGCCTTAACAAAAGGCTTAAAGGAATGCGTAACTGCTCCAATCCTAACTTTGGACCCAACTAAGCCAGAACCCATAAAAAGAGCCGAAATGATAATCGAGAATTTTTCCAGGGAAGACTGCAAATGTATACCAACTTTAGTAGTACCCGGGAATTTAATTCAAATGCTGCTACCAAAAGATGAAGTACTCATTTCGATTATCTTTCAATACCGAGAAAAGAATACTTACATTCAAGCTGTAATCCAAAAATTACATTATTATGAGCCCGACAACAAAGCGAATATGCAGGATAGCAGTAACACTGAGGCCTGATAAGGTCTATACAATTACTTTGGACCATTGTATAGAGAATCTAGTTCCCCAAAGGTTAATGGGATATCTGATACCTTTAGTCAGATATTATTGGGGATTTGATAAGGGTACTAAACTCGAATATGAAGAGTTCGGGGGATTTACCGAAGAGATAATTCATATTGGGTTTGAGATTTGGAAAGACCTTGGGGATGGAATCCTAGATCTTGATAAGGCTGAATGTTTAACACCCAATGATGAAGCCCTAAAAGACCTTATCAACCAATTGAGAATCTATTATCAATCTCAAGAGTTATCTCAGAAGATTGGGGAATCTCTTAAAAAGATAATCAAAGAGGAATTAGAAAAGAAAAATCATGATTTGAATCGAGTTGGCTATGATGCTTTATACTCTTTTGCTCTATATATCCTTGAGGATGCTTGCAATTATGCCAAGAATACCCTGGTTCTCTAAATTTGAAAGGCAGTCTAATCCACTGCCTTTTATAGCGTGTACACATCCTCAGCCACTTTAAAAATAAAAGGGATATATTTTTCTATTAAAATAAAAATGATTATATTTGCATATCAATTTTAAAATAGACAAAAATATGAAAACCAACTCAGTAACTTACAATCAAGACGAACAATTAACTAAGGTAGTTCGCAATTTCTTAGACAAGAAATCTACATTCAACTTGGATTCAGACGAAAAGGGAAACCTTTACAATCTTCTTATGGGCCTCTTATCTAATCTAGAGGATAAACATAATCTTTACTGCATTGATATCAATCAATTTAATAAGTATGAGACTACATATTACTCATTCACTTTTGAATCAATGATAACAGTGGGCTCATTCACCCTGAAAAATAAAATTGCCGATGCTGCAATTCGATTCATGAATGATTTTACCGACAATGACGGTATGTTCATATCATTCAATCAACTCGATAGAAACCAATGGATTTTCCAACTAAATTTCTCAATAGCATGACAACTTATAACCCAAGACCTTTAGTTGCTCGTCAACTAGAATTCACTACAGGTACCCTCTTTGGTGGTACCTGGTGCAAATATACCATAGACGTAACTTTGCATCAATGTTATATCGAAGTTATCTGGAAGGTAAGACCTTCCCGTTATAATCCTGATTTAGACGGGCATAAAGAAATCTTTAATACTTTACAGGAGTATCTAGATTGGTTTGCTAATCTTAAGAAAACTTACAAGAAAAGAATAACCCGTAAACAAATGGTATATGCTTCATATAATGAAACTATGCGTACATTTGAATATACACCATATGAGAACTGGGCTACAAGACGTTCAAAGGAGAAACTAAATAAGCCAAATAATGAACCGTTATTGGCCGATGAGTTATACTAATCCCTAAATCCGTTAATATATCCCCAGGGAGTCCAGGTACAAATCCCTATCAAAACCTAGAACCTGGACTCCTTTAAATTTATTTGCATAAAAAATATATTATTCTTATATTTGCATAGAGAAAAGAAATAAACTTTATTTTATTAACAATTTTAATATAGACGTTATGAATGATTTAAAAAATTTAAGCGAAATCCGCAACTTGCTTGTTGCCCACCCATTTTTTACTTACGACTACGCTGATGGTCTCTGGATTAACAAGGATTCAAAACATATCTGGGTCTACTCAATTGATCTGGATGATGATCCACTTGCTTCTTATATCTCTGGTTACATAATCGTATATTCTTCTGAAGAAGACTTATTCGAAAATCTAAAGGAAAACATTATCTCCCACATGGATCTAACAAAGGGTGCTGACGACCAATACTATGATTATTCTCCATCACAGGTAGAAGCTATCATATTTGGTATTCCTCAATTAACTCCAGAACATCAGGATTACATAATTACTGGACTCAAAAAACATCTCCGGGAATTCATCCAGGACGAGGAACAAGATGAGGACATGATATCTCAATATACGGCAACATATAATGCTCTCGAAAAATGGGAATCCGACAAAAGAGAAACCCAACTCTTTGATTCCCTGGCTGCATCAGAACTTATTAGACAACTTAATAAATAATCACTATGGTAAACTTATATAAACTCTTAAACGTATTGGAACAGGGCATGTCCTTGTTCCAACTCAATAAATGGAAAACCGAAGGCATCTGGTATCCTATTACTCAATACAAAAAGGAATCAGACGAAATTCAGGTAGTAACCAATTTATTTATTCCGGAACAAAAGGAATATCACATTCAACTTTCTGGAAATTATCCCGAAGAATCAGAAGCCTGGGACAAGTTTCTAGAGGAAAACCAATGGAAAATCTACCCATTACTTGCAAACATAATGCAAGTCTTCTTGCCCACAGGGAACTATCAATTATTCTATACTCAATATCCACAAGGATTCATATCCATAATCGCTAAGCCCCATGATAAGTAAAGAACTCAAATCACAAATAAATATTCTCAGGGAAACTAACCCAGAATATATTCAGACCCTAAAGGATTCCATTACGGAATCCTATAAGGCAAAACTTCAGTCAATCAAACCAAGTTCTACCGAAGAAGAGGAACAACTTAATATCGAACTCAAGGACATAGTATTAAACATGCTATTTGGACCTTTCTATAACTATTTCGTATCAGAATACGTAGTATCAGATACTATATGGGAAGAACAAGATCAACTAATCGAGGACTTATATTATTACTTCAAATCATGACACCCTATATTCAACAACAACTTAAAAAGCTATGCGATAATCCAAATGGGTATGACGATATGCTCATCTCATGGGATAAAAACCCAAGAAATCAAAGGGAAGCTATCTATAACTACCTTTCTCATGTACAACTAAATGGGTTACTAGAAAACACTCAGATAGTTTTTACATTCATAGATGGCGACATGAAACCAGCTTTCTATTTCGAAATTCCCAGAGATACCAATCGATATCTTATACTGGGAATCCTCGATGAAGCAGGTTATTCTCATTGCTGCCTATTAGTTCAACCAAAACAAATGTTTAACCCTCAACTCAATTAACATCATGGAACCAATCGTAACAATAAACAACTACCCAATCGGATGGGAATGGCATAAACACAGTACCTATATAAGGCTAAAGCTAAGAGAAATCCTCGAAGTAAACCTAACAGATATAACCATAATCGATATAATATCACTACCATGAACATCCTCTATCACATAATCCGAATAATCCTATCCGTAGGAACTATCCTCATCCTAATACGAAATGAGGATATCTACCAAGCCCACAAGCATACCCACCCAACAAACAAAATAAGATATATCATCTCACAGCTACTAACCCTAATAATATACACCATAGCCCTGATAATATTACCCCACATATCAAGGTACCTGGAATAAATACCGGGTACCTCCCACACACCCCAACACAAAAAACAAAACAAAATCATACTAACGCTAACTATGTTACATAATACCTAATTAAGGTACATAATATAATACCTATCCCATCTATAACCAATATACCATTTACTAATATAATAATACTCTAATACATATATCAAGGTACCCCGCCGGGGGTATTTGCCTTTGGTGAACCAGGTATGGGTACCTACCCACTACTATACAACTACACTATAGCCACTATACTATATAGCTCTCTAGCTCTACTACCCCACACTTTAAAGGCAATCACAAAAAGGCTAAAAAGGTACACAAAATCCGACCATTAGGGGCCCCTAAATCCGATTGCCATGAGTTAAGTTTATATAGCTATTATATAATAGATTGGTTGGGGAAAGGTAATCGGATTTGTGATTGGGCAATTAAAATATTAGGTTTCAAGGCTAAAAGGTTTATAGGATTTAAGGCCTTCATGGGGCATATTTAGGTAATATTCCTAGTAACTCTGTAAGTAATTTGCTTAGTATTTATATTAGCATTAATTTTTATATTCTAGGACAATTTTGTGATTTAGGGGTACCTTGATTGCCTAGAGCCATTAGTTATTATATATTAGTTATAGGTAGGGAAGGTAAATGGCAATCTCCATTCATGGCCTCAAGGACTAAGGCAAATATAATTCAAGGCCCTTAATAACCTACGAAGGCAATTGAGGTTATTGCATATATAATATATTATATTTATATTTGCATTGTAATAATAACTAATTAAATATAGACGTATGAAAGCTCTTAATCAAATTTCAAATCTCATCATTCTTACCTTAGTAAATTACGCTAGGGATTATCCATGGGCATCCTACATTGCCAATTCACTTTCACAATTCGATTTGATATTGCCAGAACTAATGCAATCGAAAGCTAAGGAAATATCCATCTACCTTAACACAGATGATTGCCTTATGGAATTCTCATCCGAAATCCCTGACCCAGAGGAAATTGAACCCGATTTTACCTTCAACATCAAGTATATAACCTTTCAGGTATACTTCGATTAATACCTTAACCCAGGCCTAACTTAGGTACCTGGGTTTTTACTTACGCTAACTTAGTAAGCCCTTATAGGCTATCCTAATCTCTATAGGCTTACCATAGTCCCTATATGGCCTTATTGAATTAGGACCCAATAGGTTATTAGAGGGCAATAATAGGGATATAGCTAATCGGCCTTAATTCTTTATCACCTTAGTCGATTAATGGCCTTATCAATATACAGGTATATAACACACTTCCTAGAGGACAGGCATAGGCCATATAGGATTATCCATATACATATCATATATGCCCACTACAAGGCGTGCGAAGATTCTCCTTGTGAACCCCCAAAATTAAGTGCAAATATTAAGTGCACAATATTTTTATTTTATGAATTTTTCACAAAAATAATTTTGAAAATAAAAATATTCATTTTCTCAAAAATTTTTCTTGAAAATGTTTGTAGATTAAAATAAAGTTCGTATCTTTGCAATGTGAGAAAAACAAAGCGATATTTGAATAAATTTTTAATTAAAACTTTTTAAGAAAATAATTCTCTAAAAATTTTGTAGATTAAAAAATAGTTCTTATATTTGCAATACAGAAATGAAACAAATACTACCTTATTAGAATAGTTTAAAAAGTCTTGAGGGTCTATTTGAAAAGGTAATAAAAATAATAAATAATAAAACTTTCAAGCATTTTATTATGACAACAAAAGTAAATAAAGTGAATGTAGAAAAAGCAAGTGCAAACGCAAAAGCAAATAGTTTAATTGCTTTAGACGTTTTAAAATCAGTCAAAGAAAAAAATCAAGGACTTTTTAAAACCGCTTTAGGGACAAAAACAGAGATTTATAAAAAAGAATTGTTTTTAGGAGCAAACGAAAAGCAAATCAAATCTTTGCGAAAAAAGTTCAGAAATGTTACTTTCAATTTTCTTTCAACGATTGCAACAAATGCAGATAAAAAACTAATTGACGGCTTTATAGACTTTTATAAACAAGTCTATGTTATAAATGATTTTTCTTTTTCTTCAATTGCAAGCGAAAACACTAAAGAAGAAAAGAAAGAGATATTAATAAAAGGTCTCGAAATCGTGAAAAAATCAATGAAGTAAAGAAAATCAGATAGGGAGTAAAATTTTACTCCCTATCATAAAAATAAAATTATTATGTTATTAATTTTGTTTTTTATCTTATTAGCTGTTTTTGTTAGTGCTTTATATGTAGTTTATATTCTTTTAAAGTCAAATCATAGAATAATATCTACTATTATTGATGTGCAAACTTTTCAATTAATTAATGTAGAGCAATTTCTATTGATTGAACAAATAAGCATGAACTATTTAAATGAAGTTAAATATACAATTTATAAAAAATTTTCTTTTAAAACTTTTTTATTATACTTATGTTATTGTTTAAACGAACAATTTGAAGAAAATTTAAACAATCATTTAATAGATAATTAAGAAAGCGAAGGGATAAATAAAAATGTTTATCCCTTACTTTTTATTTTCAAATGTTAAATTTAAGGGAACCGTACTCCCCTTTTAGTACCACAACTTTCGAAGCCCTCACATTAAGGAGTACCTTGAAGGCAAATACACATTTTTAGTACCACACAAAAATCACTCCTCGTATTAAGGGCATACCTAGATATCCCACAACCACACATGCTCACATAACACACAAAGAAGCCAGGGATGTTAGGTCTCTGGCAACTAATTAAAGTATAGCACGAATTAAATCCTTAGTCCTATCTTTCCCAAGAACTCCTCGAACCTTACCACCTTTCTTCTCATAAAAGAAAACATAATACTGTTGAAGATCCCTTAACCACCATCTCTTAACTTCACCATACCCATCAAAGTACCTTTCTATACAATTCATATCAAATTGGGTAATCCATATCTGATACCAAATCCGATTATCCTCTTGGCATTTAAGAATCCTCTTTTCATTATCATCCCTAATTGTTTCAACCTTCACCATCTTAATAATCCTCCCTCACTGATTTTAACCTACTGGTAATATCTATTCTCCCAGTAACCTTTAACACCCTACTATTTTTTCTCTTTAGGTATAAATATCTTAAATAATCTTCTGCCCTTTCAATTACCTTATCAAGGAAGGTTTCTATATTACTCAAATACTTATCTCTAAGTGTAAGCCAAAACACCAATCCCAGGAAGGAATACCTAATCTTAATGAAGTACCTTCCTCTGCTTGTATGGTAGTAAATCTGATACTGATACTTTCTCATAATTCTTTATATTGATTATATAATATTATAGACTTCGGATTATCCCTCTGGTAGATTACAATATCAAAGTTCTTTCTATAAACCAAAAACTTATAAAGATATGGAAGAAACATTATTCAAACTAGCACGTGCAATTACAGATACAGGTACAGATACTGTACCTTCAGAGGGTGGTACTATAACCTACCGTATCACTTCCCTCGAAAGGAAACTGGTAAATGGCAAAGTAGTTTCAACCTCTACACCCTCTTGTACTTTGGGCTCAGCCTCCGTAAGTTGGGCTATTTGGGGAGGAGTTACCGTTGGAGATGGTTACTTAGATGTAAAAATTAACTATTCAAAAAATACTGAGTCCTCAAGGTCTACTACTCTGACATTTACCCAAAATGGGTCTAATAACAAAATCAATCTCACAGTAACTCAAGAACCTGGTGTAACCTATAGTGGATACATAAAAATGGTTTCAAACACATTGCCTTTAGGTAGTGATAAATATAATACTGCTCAAATCCTTGTGATGGCCTATTTAAAGGGTAGTGATGGGTCTAAAAAGCCAGAAACTCCCCATGTGGGTAATGCTCCCGATTGGTGCTCAGTATCCGTTGCCTCAGTGGGTGTGGGTACTCTTGAGAACAATTACAGGTTATCCCTGACCGCTTTATCGAGTAATCAAACTGGAGCTAACCGTTCAGGGTATATCTTCTTAACCTGTGGGGATGCTAACCTTAGTATACCAGTAACTCAGAAGTCACAAGTGGCTTCAACATTCACTCTCTCTGGATTGCCCACAGATACAGGCTACTTTCTCTTTGGCAAGGGAGCTAGGCCACAGAATACATCACCTGATAATAAATATATACAGGGTATCTCAGCAACTGGTACTGATACTATGAGGATTCCATTCGATGCCAATGACTCAGAACCTGGTTCTCGAATAAAATGTACTACTGGAGATAAAGTAACTGTATATACTAAATTAGGTGCTACCTGGACATTAAAGGGGTCATTTATAGTACCAAATGCAGGAGGAACAGTATCAATCTAAAAACATTATACATTATGGAAAATAAAGTTCTTAAATTAGGGGGGGGGAGATCTACCCAAGATGTATATGCAGAAATAAGACAGGGAAACTCTGAGAGATGGACAATACAATCTCAAAAGCGTAAGTATGTAAATGGCAAATTGTTCGGGGTTATTGAAGTTGGTTATTCTGCTAGCATCAATACCCCGGACTATGTTCTGGAGGAAGACAAGAGTATCAATGGTATTCAGATTACTGCACGAACTGACGGTACTTCTGGGCTTTGTATACTTACACAAAATGAATCTGGTAATAAAATAAATCTACAGCTTACTACTCCCGAAGAAAAAGAATATTGGGAAATACGTTTTAATTCTATAACATATGGAGTAGACACGAGTGCTTTTTTTAAGGTTACTACCAATATTAGTGGCGAAGGTGGATCTATGGCTGAGGGTAACCTAAATAAGAATTGGATAGTAAATCAAAATAGATATGCTATTAATGTCTATATTGCTAACCTGTACCCGGGAAATTTCGAAATGTTGTCTTGGTCCTGCCTCGATAAGAATGGTAATGCTTTTAGTCCTAACTACAATTTACCAAGTAATTCATACTTTACAACAAAAACAACTGGATTGGGTTCCTATACTCTTACAAAAGTTTCAACTCCCTCTGCTAGCAGTGATACTCCTATACTCTCCAGTAGGTTTAACCCCACTAAAAAATATCCATTAGATTTGAATTTTTATTGGGTAACTCCAACTTAATACCCGTATTAAGATAATATCCCAATTATAAAAGCAATTACCCAGAATATAAGAGCCAGTGTATATGCAACAGAATATCTATGCCAGGGATACCAGCAGGTAATATAAGAATCTACTTTTAGTATTTCTGGATGTTCTTCCTCGTATTTTTTATCCTCTTCTCTAGAACTGTATTTATGAAATACATAGAAAGGTAAGAATACGAGGAAGATTATTAGAGCAACTGGGAACAAGAGTAGGAGAAGAATCTCCCACCCTTGCATTGATGACCCAGCATAATTACCATCTCTGTCAAAAAAGTATCTCATAGTAATTTGTATTTTATGTATCTGATTAATAGATAAATTGGAAATAGAGGTAATACTATCCATACCGAGATGAATAAAACGAGAGAGTGTATTTTGTGAGTATAGGGTAAATAATCCAAGCAAGCCCTTACAAAAAATACCGTGAATGGCAAACATACCAAGTAAATTATCGCTAATACTGTAGTCATTGTTCTTTGAGGTATTTGTTAATAATCTTGGTAAGTTTCTTATCAAATTCAATCATCATATCGAAAGCTTTCGAATCTTTCATACTTCTCATCTCCTTATCAAGTAATTCTATGTTTCTCTTAATTGAGAAATAGGCCTTATATGCAAGGAATACTCTTTCATTCTCTTCGGTAAGCGGACGAACTTCTCCCTTTTGCCCATCCAATCTTGGGTATGTATCATCAGGACCCAAGGTTCTTGCAACTTTTACTCGGTTACTGAGCATTGCGAATCCACCTTTTTTATCAATAGATTCCACTGTAACTTTCTCAATGATGGGTCTTCCAGATAAGGTGAAGAGAACCTCATCCCCCTCTTTAAGCTTTTTGATTTCTTTCTTTTCTTTTTTCATATCTTTATTTATTAAGAATTTTTCTTTATGCAAATATACGAAATTATTTCTTATTTATTGCATTATCAATCATATTTTTAATAAATTCATAGGCATTGCCTCGGTAATCTTCTAGCATTTTGTATTCCTGTGGAGATAGAATTACTCCGTTTACTTTAAAAAGCTTTCTTAGATGTTCTGGTATAGTGCCTTGGTGAGCGATGTTATTATAACGGATAATGAAAAGCTTCTCTCGATCTTCATCAATAACTCCCAGAGTGTTTACTGGTTGGAGTTTAGTTTGGTAAATACCACCAAAAGCCGAGGGCACCATTAAAATACTTCCCGGTACTCTAGTTATCCAATGAGAATAATCGGGAGTAATTACCGCAATTTTACCCTCTTTCTCAAGCTCTTTATCATAAGCTAATCGATTAGACCAAAAAGCACATTGAAAACAAATTTGTTTTCTTGCCATAAGTTGGGGAATCTCTCTAGTTTCATCGAATTCCTCTAAATTAATTGGTTTGCCACATATCTGGCACTCATTTTTCTTGTCCATATTGCATTATTTTATAAGTTATATATGATAATAGAACCTCGAAACATATTGAAAATGGGTTATAAGCAATACTTTTGTTACTAAAATTGAACCATTAAAACTGATAAGTTATGGATAAACTAACAAATGAAATGATTAAAGACCTTGCTATTCGCTTAGGTTTAGAACCTGCCCTATTGAAAGCTGTCCAATTGGTGGAAGCTGCCGGTAGAGACGGGTTTTTAGCTGACGGTAGGCCTCAAATTCTCTTTGAGGGTCACATTATGTACAAAGAAGTACATAAGAAATTCCCTGACAGAGATTTAGCTTACCTTTGTAAGAGATATTCTACGATTTTCTTCCCTAAATGGGATAAATCGAAGTATTTGGGAGGTGTACACGAGTATAAGAGACTCGAATTAGCCAAAGAAATTGACGAAGAATGTGCATTGAAGTCTGCAAGTTGGGGTATGTTCCAGATTATGGGCTTCAATCACCGCCTTTGTGGATGTAAAGATGTCTTCGAATTTGTTCACAAGATGTCTGAATCTCATGAGAAACAATTGGAACTCATGTATTATTTCATGAATAACTCTGGTTGTTTGAAAGAACTCAAAGCAAAAGACTGGGCTGGCTTTGCCAGAAAGTATAATGGTCCTGGGTATGCCCAGAATGCCTATGACCAAAAGTTAAGAAATGCTTACGAAAATTTCAAAGATAAGTTATGAAAAGATGTCATTTTAACAGCTGGGTAGCAAAGGTATTCCTTTTCCCCAGTTACAAGGCAATAACTATGTTGTACAACTCTTTTTTCAAGCATAGAGTAGAGGAGTGTAAACCGGATGATATCAACCATGAGAGAATCCATCAGGTACAACAGATTGAGTGTAGTATAGTCGGTTTGATACTTGGTATCATACTCTGGGTATTATTCGATATATCCTTCTGGTGGGTAGTAGTTCTCTGTTTTGGTCTCTTCTACCTTTGGTATATTATCGAATATCTTCTCATTCTGTGTTTTGCCAAATGGGATAAACAGAATGAAAGGTATCATGATGTAAGTTTTGAAGAAGAAGCTCACAACAATGATAAAAATCTGAGTTATTTGGAAGACCGTAAGCCATTTGCTTGGATTAAGTACCTTAAATTGAGAAGCTACAAGAAATGAAAAAATTAAAAGTATTAGGGGTGTCTGCTGGTGCAGGCATCCTTTTGTTCCCTTTTAGAAAGAATTTGATAGCTAATATAGAAACTCGAGGAGTATTTTATACTAAAGGCTTAGAGCAGTGGAAATTGAACTTTGGTGGTATACCATATTATAAAGATGAAACCTTCCCAGATTGTAAGCCAGACATCATACTTTCAAGTCCAGACTGTGGAGCATCTTCTATTATGAGGCTTTCAAAAGTAAAAGAATTGGGCAATCCCCAAGAGAATAAATCCCTGAATCTAGTAATTCAATCAATCTTACATTATAAACCTAAGATATTTCTTATTGAAAACTTACCTCGTTTGCTATCTTTGCTCCCAAAAGAATATCTTCAAAAAACTCTTGAAGACTATAAACTTATTTTTCACGAAAGAAGCGTTTCTGACTACGGTAACTCACAGTTATCACGAAAGAGATTACTTATCATTGGAGTACATAGAAAAACGGGTAAGAAATATTTGAATGCTTTTGATGAAGTATTTCAAGTAAAAAACCCAACAATTACTAGAAATCTACTTAAACCACTCACATTCTCTCAGGAAAATAATACTAACCAGATTCCGTTTATGAGTAAAACTCTGGCAATGTATGACTATCGGAAGCTTCCTGAAAAGAAGAATCTTACAGTAGCAAAGATACATAGACTCTGGGTTAGAGATTTTAAAGATGAAAAGAAGTGGCCTATCAAAACTGCAAAGATGAGTACTCTCCCAGGAGTATATCGATTGGAATATGATAAACCACCATTAACTCTCAGACCTGCAGATAGGCAATTCAGACCCGATGGTTATCCTTTGGGAATCGAAGACTTCAAGGCAATTATGGGATTCCCAGATAAATTCAAAGTTTACCTTCACAAGAATGGTGATACCTTCGAAGGTGATTTTAAGGATTACCATTACTGGCTTAACAAGGCAAGGTATACAATTGCCAAAGGGGCAGTAGGGGAAATAGGTATTTGGTTCAAAAAATGCCTCAAGAAAATTGACTCATCAAAACTGAGCTAAATTGAGCTGTTTGAAAACCCTTTTTTCTTTTTATTAAGTTTTTCTTTTTTAGGAAAGTGCTTTCTGGTAAAGAAAGCTATAATCCTATAAATCAACTCTGAAGGTAAGAAAGGGATTGTTAAGGGAAAACAAGGAAACGAGTGAGTACCAGAGTTTCACTAAAAGCGAAATTACCATGAAGAATTTAAAGAATGCCTTGTTTATTGTACTTCTAGGATTTACTATTTACCTTTGCTTCAGGAATTATAAACTTTCTCGAGAAGTTGATTTCCTGGAACTAGCGGTCAATGAAATCCCAGATACAGTATACAAAGACAAGCCTTTCAAACCAGAGAAGAAGTATTCTAAAGAAATTGAACCAGGTAAAATCTTAGTTTACGATAATAGTTACGATAATAGGCAGCCAACTCTCTTTCCTGATTCCATGCTAAGGCAGCCAGCTATCAGTAAACAAGATTCCCTGGTTCAAATTGTTTTGAAGAAAGATAAGTTGAATTTGAGTTTATTCAATCAACAGACTGGAACTTATTCAACTAAGCTGTTCAAAATTGACTTAGATAAGTACAACTATAACTGGTATGAAGGTCAATTAACTCGGAAGAAAGTTGCAAGGTTATTACTTAGTCCATACGTTTATGGCAAATATAGACCTTTCAATAATCTATTCGATATGGGAGCTGGTCTTTCAATCAAGACTAAGAGATTTAATTACAAATTCGGAGTCAATACCTTTTACTATCCGAAGGTAAAATCTGGGATAGGTACTGACATCGAATTTCAAATAATATATAACTTTTAGATATGGCAAAGACTATCTCAGAAACTAGAACTACTTTAACTCGAGAAGAGTTATCAAATCTCTCAAGGGTTACAGTAGATGTTTTCTTTTTCAGTCTTTTCTGTTATGTGATACATCCAGTAAGGGGAAAGGTAAGGTTCGAACTTTACCCATTTCAAAAATCGGTTTTGTATAATTTTATTGCTCAACGTTTCAATATCATTTTGAAATTTCGTCAGGCAGGTATTACAGAATTGATTTCTATGTACTGTCTTTGGTTGGCGATGTACCATCCCAACAAAAAGATAAACATTATTTCTATCAAGGATACCACTGCTAAAAAAGTACTTAAGAAGATTAAGTTCATGTACAAAAATTTACCCTGGTACCTTCAAACTCCCATTATAAACGGTAGGGCTGGTGAATACGGATCAGCATCCATGATAGAATTTGATAATGGGTCTTTTATTGAATCAATTCCGACATCATCCGAAGCCGGTCGTTCGGAATCTCTTTCCCTTTTGGTAATTGACGAGGCAGCAGTAGTTAGATGGGCTGCTCAAATTTGGGCTGCTGCTTTTCCTACTCTTTCCACTGGTGGAGCTGCCATCGTCAATTCCACTCCTTATGGAGTTGGTAACTTTTATCATTCAACTTGGGTAGATGCCATTGCTGGAGGTAACCCCTTCAATCCCATTCGATTATACTGGCAGATGCACCCGGAACGAGATATAAATTGGTATAACCAAATGTCTTCTGCTTTGGGTGCAAAACGAACAGCACAAGAAATAGACGGTGACTTCTTGTCATCAGGTAATACAGTCTTCGATTTAGCTGATATTAAGGCTATCGAAGACTGCCTTAGTGATTATCCAGTAATAAAGAAAAGATTCAATGGTCAATACAGGCAATTCTGTGAACCAGAATCTGACAAAGAATATTTCATTGGTGCTGACGTTGCAACTGGTAGAGCTTCTGACTATTCCTCATTCACTTGTATGGATAAGCTAGGAGAAGAACAAGCAATATATAAGGGAAGAATGGCAGTAGGGGCTTATGCTAAATTACTTGGAGATACCGGGCAATTGTATAATTGGGCTACTATAGCTCCGGAATCTAATGATGTGGGTTTAGCAGTAACCTCTAAACTTCAAGATGAAGGTTATCCAAAGCTGTACTACTACCAAAAAATGCTTAAGAAAAAGGGAAAGAGTAGACCAGAAATGGACCAATCTCCGGGTTGGTTAACTACACAAAAGAATCGTTCAGTGATAATAGAAAACTTAGAAGAAGATATCAGAAATGATAACGTAATCATAAAGGACCCATTTTTTGTTCAGGAAGCTTATACTTTCATCTATGATGGTTTAGGTAGGCCTGTTGCAATGGGTAAACATAGAGCAAATAATTCTGCTGTTGATGTAGACCTTGAAGGAGACGTATACTCAGATGATGATATATTTGGAAAAGCAATATGCAATCACATAAGGAAAGGAAAAACTAACGTAATCGTACAACCAAGATGAAAAAGTACTTCAATTTTAATTGGGTTTGGGGACGTAAGAAGGACCCTCCCAAAGATGGTACCTCCTCTAATAAAGAGCAAAAGCCTACCACTCCAATATCACCTGGTAGAGTTTCAGTTGACGATGATAGCAATAACTTAATCACATCATTACAGGGGTTGACTAAATTAGTCGAGCCCTCTTTTCGTGTTGATGTAATACCTTTAATCCGAGATTTATATAAAGTAAATCCGGATATGGGCATTGCATTGCAAGATATGTTTAAGTTAGCTAACACCAGTCATACAGTAACCTTTCCAAACAATACCGATGAAGAGGCTTCTAAGATGAGAGACCATCTTAAAAAAGCAACCAAAGGATGGACCAGATATACTGCCGGTATAGATGGTTTAGTTAACAAAATGATTGTTCAACTTCTTGTAAGTGGAGCAATATCTGTAGAGGGAGTTCCTAATGATAAACTAGATGGTTTGGCTACGGTATTATTCCTTAAACCAGAATATATCAAGTTTAAACGTGAATTAAATGGGGTGTATCATCCTTATCAAAAGAATCATAATTACTGGAACAAGCAACAAGATTACATTAAGCTTAACCCAGAAACTTATTTCTATATTGGTATGTTCAATGATACAGATGAACCATATGGAGTTCCCCCCTTTATGCCTGCCTTAGATTCTCTCAAGGGTCAAAATGATATGAAGATTAATTTCAAACATATCATGGAGATTTGTGGTATGGTGGGTTTTCTTGAAGCTAAAATGCAGAAATCCCCTCAAAGGGCTAACGAAAGTATAAATGCCTACGAATCTAGACTAAACCGAGAGCTCAATCTTTTAAAACGTAATGTTAAGGATGGCATGAAGGATGGGGTTGTTGCGGGTTATATTGATGACCACGAATTTAAACTCAACTCTACTACCAAAGAACTTGGTAATATCGAAAAGCCTTGGAATATGAATCAACAATCCGTGGCTAATGGTTTGGGAGTTAATGGCTCTATCATTGGAGTATCTGCTACTACTGGTGAAGGGGCAACGGGTATAATGCTGTCTAAGATGATTAGCCAGTTAAAAAATATCCAAATGCTCGTAGCTTATGTATTAGATCGACTTTATTCTCTAGAACTGCGTCTGGCAGGATTTAATAATAAGGGAATGAAGATTGATTGGGGAACTTCTACAGTTTCTGATGAGGTTAAAATCCAACAGGGTCTTCAGTATAAGATACAGAACCTTGACTTACTGTATAAGGCTGGTATTATTAGCCAAGAACAATATGCTTGGGCAATGGGCTATGATTCCCCGGATGAGAAAGAACCAAGAGTTTCATTGGAAGATCAATTTGCTAAAGGTGGTAATTCAGATCCTCAAGAGGGAACTAAAAAGAAACAAAGGCAGGATGATAAAAATCAATCTGCTCGTAGGTCAAGAGATAAGAATAACCCGGCTCCTTCTCGAGGAGACCAAAATACTAAACCAAGATGAGTAAATTTACAAAGAAAAACAAAGAGCATCTTGATTCTATGGTGATAGGTCAAGGCCATACCATTATGGCTGGTTATATACCAGAAGCAGTGGGAGCCCAGACTTTCTCAGAGAATTACTATAAATGGAAGAATCCTACACCGGACTCCATTGCTCAATTTGGATTTTGGGGAGGGGATATAGATTATAATACCTATTACCCTAACCTGGATAAATCAGAATTAACTCCTAAAGATGAAGAGTTTATTGAACCTATGTTCAGATTACTTTCGGAAACGATTGTATCTAAGAATTGGAACCCTACAGACTTTGGTCAAAATGGAGTATTGAAAGCTTCTATGAAAATGTTACTTGGTCAAACAGTAAACTGTGACCATGAAACTAACATAGGTAATGCTATCGGTGCTGTATCTCAGGTAATGTGGCAAGAGTCTTACAAAGATGGAAGCTTCACTATACCTGCAGGTATCAACGGTATTCTGAAAATTGATGGTAAAGCCAATCCAAGGATTGCTAGAGGTATACTTATGGAACCACCATCAATTCACAGTAACTCTGTCACAGTACAATTCAAGTGGGATAAATCACATCCTCAAATGGAGGATAACGAATTCTATCAGAAACTCGGTACCTATGATTCTAAGGGAGTGATGGTACGTAGAATAGTTACTGAGATAGTTCGTTACCTGGAGACTTCATTGGTATCTCATGGAGCTGATTCTTTTGCTCAAAAAATCGGTTCTGATGGTAAGATTATTAATCCTACCTTTGCTAAAAGAACTTGGGCATCTTATGAAGAATACAGAGACGATAAATCGAAGCAATACTTCTTTACCGATTATAAATCTGACCTAACTTCTTATCAAGAAAAGGACGATACTCAAGGTTCTTTTAATGATAATGATGCCAAGGATAATCAATCAAACGAAAAAAATAGTATGAACGAATTACAAAAATTTCTAGAGAGCCTCTTCGGGGATAATCTGCTTACCCTTGAGGAAGGTAAAGAAATGAATCAGGAAACAGTAGTTGCCTGCATTCAAAGTTTGGTATCATCCAGAAATGAACTGCAAACTTCAGTAGATAACCTTACTACAGAGAAAAATTCTCTTACGGAACAGGTTACTAACTTGAATGCAGAAGTGGCTAATCTGAAAGAGATGGCAACTTTAGGAAAGAATCATATTGCTTCTCTTCGTGAAGATGCAGTAGCAACCTACAAAAAGTTGATGGGTGATAATGCTGATGAAACCATTGTTACAATGCTTAATGCAGAAACAACTGGTATTACTACTCTTGTTTCCTTGACTAAGGATTACCAAGCTCGCTTGGAAGAGAAGTTCCCTCTCACCTGCTCTAAGTGTGGTTCTAAGGATGTTAACCGTGCTTCTTCAGTTACTGAAGATGATACTCAAGGTAAAAAAACTACCGACGGTGCAGACACAACCAAGAATTCAGAATTACCGAGTACTAAGAATGTGATCGATAATTTGTATCGAAACAAAATTAAATAAGTTATTATATAAATATCCGCATTATGGAAACAACGAAAATCGTAAACGATCCTCAGCAACTTACTCTCTTTGGGGAAAGAACTCCGAGAGCGGTGATTTACAAGAGTGAATCCCACAAATTGCATCAGGCTTTCAATGTTAAAGCTGGAGAGAAAATTGTACAAGGTATGCCGGTAGCTTTAAATGAAGACGGTTTGATCTACCCTTGTACTGACCCGTCTACTCAAGTTTACTTGGGTGTGGCAGTAACGGATAACGTTAACCCGGCTTATCAGCCTCAAAGAAACTTCCCAGTAGAAGTAACAGTGGCTGTAGAAGGTTATATGATTTGTAACTGGGTATCAAACGGAACTATCGAAGCTGGCTATGTAACTCCCGATGGAGAATTGCTTAACGACCGTTTCGTTAAGGCTAATCAAGGTATTTCAACTCCGTTCATTGCCCTCAATCCTGCAGAGGAGGCAAATGAGGTAATCCAAGTACTCATTAAATAAGAGAAAAGAAAGTTATGGAAAATAAGATTGATATTACAAAAATGAAGGCTCAGGACTTTATGAATGAGCTGCCGGAAATGGTAAGAAGCTTGGAAGCTGTTCGTTCCGGTTCACAGGATAAGAAGCCTGTAGAAGTAACCTTTGAAGAATTGGTTACAGGTAAATGGGGAATTTCACAGGATGAACTCTTCGAAAAGGTGGGCATCAATCCAAAGGTTGATACCATGCAGAACATATTTACTATGCCTCAGCAGAATATCCGTTGGATTGTTCCGGAGATTATCCGTGCTGCTATCACTCTGGGTATGCGTCAAGCACCGTTCTATCCGAACATCATCGCTTCAGACCAATCCATTAACGGATTGCAAGCAATTATGCCGATGGTTAATATGTCGGATGCTGCTCCTGCAAAGGTTAACGAAGCAGAAACTATTCCCTTGGGTGATGTTAGTTTCGGACAAAAATCAGTTAGCCTCTTCAAAATCGGAAAGGGTTTCAAACTTACTGATGAAGTTCGTAACTATGTTTCACTCGATGTCTTGGGGATCTATCTTCGTGACTTTGGTGTTCAGTTGGGTTATGCTTTGGATACTCTGGCTATGGACGTGGCTATCAATGGTAACAACCCTGATGGCTCTGAGTCTGCCCCAGTAATTGGTGTATACGAAACAACCAATGGCATTACTTACAAGGATCTATTGCATATTTGGGTTCGTGCTGCTCGTATGGGACGTAACTTTACTACTATGATTGGTGGTGAAGATCAGGCAATTGAAATGTTGAACTTGCCAGAATTCAAAGATCGTCATTCTGGTACAACTGAAGCTACACTGAATGTGAAGTCTCCGGTTCCCAAGAATGCTGACTTCTATATTCACCCGGGCACTCCAGATCAGCAATTATTGTTAATTGATACATCTGCTGCCTTGATTAAGCTTACCGCTCGTCAATTGATGTTGGAATCTGAAAGAATCGTTTCTAACCAAACTGAGGCTGTTTATGCAAGCTTAACTACTGGCTTCTCCAAGATGTACCAAGATGCTGCTCTGTTGCTGGCTGCAGATAAGAAGTTCTCTGAATTCGGATTCCCAGAATTCATGAACGTAGATCCTTACCTGATGGTTAATCTTGAATAAGAACGTCCGGTTTCATCTATATAAATTCCCAGAGAGGGTGGGTAACTAAAAAGACCCATCCCCTCTTTAATCAACTTTTATTTTAATTATTTTAATCTTAGGAAATATGGCTAAAGATAATAAATACACATTAACTGTGGGACCAAGAGCTTACAGTTTTCATGACCAATCAACTGGTATTACCATTTGTAGAGGAGAAGAAAAAGAACTCACTCGTCGTCAATTCCGTACACCGAAAATTCAGAAGGCTGTTGCTTCGGGTCATCTGATTATCATTGCTGATAAATCGGAAATCGAAAAGTATTCGGAGGCTGACATCGAAAAGTTGGACAAGAGGTTAAATGCCCAGTTTAAAAAGGGAATGACTTTGGAAAAGCTTTCAAAGGGATATTCTCTTGAAGAACTGAAGCTGGTAGCTGGTTTACATGAAATCGTTGCCGAGAAAGATGATACAGTAGAAACACTTCTCCAGGCTTTGCTGGAAGAATTCGAATCCTCTTCTAAAGGGTAATCTATGAAAATTACATAAGACAGACTAATATGAATAACAATCTGGACTTTTTGTACGTTACGTCAGGTCTGGAAGTTTCATTCAGAGTCATATCCAAAGTCCCGGCCAAATCTATTTTTGACTGGGACTTTGGCGATGATAAGGGAGAGGTTTTCAATGGTGGAAGACATGTTTCCTATTCTTATGAAACTCCCGGTTTCTATACCGTAACATTACATGTAACTAACTCTAGCGGTTTAGATATCACCGTAGATAAGACTCTGGTAGTTTGTGATTATGGGCATACGGCATTAGCCGATACAATATATAACTTAATCGACCATTATATCCCTTCAGAAATATCCGATGGGATGACCAGGGAAGAGAAATCTATTTACATCACTAAGTGGCAATATTACATTGGACCTCTAGTAAACCATACAATTGCACCAGATAAGTATACGGATGAATTATGGTATGAAGCACTAGAAAACCAATTAATAATGGAATTGGCTGCCTGGGATTTTCTCAATGTGAAGATACTTAATCTATTAACGAGTACTTCCGAATACTTAAGTCAATTAACTTCTACCAAAGAACAAACTGGTGATGGTACTTCTAAACCCGAACTTGCCCGAGGTGATAGGATAAAACAAATCACTACTGGGCCTACTGAAGTGCAATATTATGATACCTTGGCAGATGCTACGAGTTCCCTATGGAAAACACTTTCTCAAGCAATGCAACCAGGTGGATTAATAGATGAATTAAGAAAGAACCTTTGTATGTTAGCTTCACGGTTGGAAATCTACTTACCGTTCTGTGATGAAGTATTCAGAACTGTAATACCAAGGGTAGTTAACCGAAGAAAACCTGGTATATTAGATGGGCCTAACCCAAGTACACCAGTAAAGGGTGGTAATGACTCAATTTTAACTAAACTATGACAAAAGAACCATGGAGAATGGTAAAGAACCGCTCTTGGGATAGATACAAGAAAATTATCACCGATTTCTTGGATTGGGATGCTGGTAGACAAACCATAACTTGGGCAAAAAATGTTAACCAACTTCTCAGTCATGCCGAAGATAGTATACCCAAGTATTACAATATCCAAATCGAGGCATTATGTTACTACAATGCTTTCAGAAACTGGCCAATTAATAAGGCTACAGTAACTGGAGAATTGGACGATGAAAACTTATCAATACTAATTTCTAAATCTTATATAGAACAGATTGGTTATCTTACCTCTGAGGGATATTGGGATTTTAATTGGGAACAAGATAGGTTCGTAATCAATGGTATAACGTATAAACCATCCGGTGACACTCAAACTGCTCAGGCAAAGGATGAGGCCCTAGTTTTCATGGTTATCCTAAAGAGAGACCGAGATACCAAAATTGAATTTGTAGAATAAAACATTAAGTGTATGGCAAAGATATTAGTACTGAGGTGGACCCCAATTACTACCTCCAGTGGAATCTGGTTTGATAGTAATCTGGTTATCCTTAATGGTACATCTGGAGTTCATATTGAAATGAAAGGTAATGGCAACGATGTAACGGCATTTCAATCGATGACCGGAAACAAATTTGTCACCTGCTTTCAAGATTACTTCGGTGATATCTGGGATAAAATAATACCTCATCCTGGTATAGGCCAGGTAATGAAATTCCGTGTAAATAAGCTTCCCGATTATGCTTGCATACGGGGGGATATAGAAGACGGTGGAGATGTAGATCCAGAAAATCCGAATATACCAATGAATGCCTTCTGTGGTTCAGAGGGAGAACCATTCAGGGATATAGATTCGGAATTCTTACTGGGTCGTCAACGTTCAGTAATTAATCCTTAAATTTTATAAATATGTATGTAAGTAAATATTACACCTGCGAAGAGATTGACCAGCGGTTGTTACAGGGTTACTATGATGACTTTGTTCGTGCTGGCTTTGGGGGAACTATAAATGAGTTCTGGGCTTTCGTACTTTCTATCAAAAATAAGGTAGATAAGAAGGAAGGATATGACTTATCTAAGAATGACTTCACTGATGAGTTAAAAGCTAAACTTGATGGCATTGAAGAACATGCAAACTACATCACTAAGGTATCTCAGCTTGAAAATGACTTAAAGTATCAAACTGAGGAAGAAGTTAAACAGATGATTAGTGATTTGGTTGATGGTGCAGATGATGCTCTTGATACTCTTAAAGAGTTAGCAGAAGCTTTGGGTAATGACCCCAACTTTGCAACTACTATCACTAATAAATTAACCGACCTTCGTACTGCCTTAACTGAAGAGGTTAATCGGGCTAAGGAAGCTGAAGCTGCCTTGGGTGCTGCAGTAGCCGCAGTTCAGGATAACCTCGAATATGGGTTAGACCAAATCAATAAGAAGATTGATACGGTTAAGGCAGACTTAAAAGCTGAAATCGACAGAGTTGAGAAGAAGGTAGATAAGAATGCCGAAGACATCAAAGACCTTGAAGATAAGGTAAATCAAGATAATGGTGAACTTGAGAAGGAACTCAAGGATCTTATCCAAAAGGAAAAAGATGAACGTATTGCTGCCGATAATGAGATTAAGGAAAGTGTAAATGACCTTAAAACTCTCCATATCAATGATAAGGCATCCCTTGAGTCAAAGATTGCAAAAGAAACTGCAAATCGTACTAACGCAGATACTGTACTGGATTCTAAGATTAACGAAGAAATCACTAATCGCCAGGCAGATACTTTAGCTCTTCAAGGTAAAATTGACCAAGAGAAGGTAGACCGTCATTCTGAGGACCAAGTTCTTCACAATGAAATCTCTAAAGAGGTAACAGACCGTACCAATGCAGATAATGCTCTTCAAGGTAATATTGATAAAGAAGTTCAGGCCCGTACTGTTGCAGACCAAGTATTACAGAACAATATCGATTCAGAGGCTACTACTCGTGCTGCTCAGGATTTAGTTCTTGAACACAAAATCGAAGATGTAAAAGAGCAGGGTGTAGAAGACAAGGAGCAATTGCTTAATGCTATTGCTGCCGAGGCTGCTGCTAGAGAAAAAGGTGATAAAGATCTTGATACTAAGAAAGTAGATAAACGTGAAGGCTATTCTTTGACTAAGAATGACTTTACCGATATACTCAAAGCTAAACTTGATGGAATTGAGGAAAAGGCAAATTATATTACGCATCTTTCTCAGCTTATCAACGATTCTGGTTTCCAAACTGAGGAAGAGGTAAATGCAGCTATCCAAAAGATTATTGGTTCTGCTCCAGAAGTACTTGATACTCTTAAGGAAATTGCTGATGCCCTTGGAAATGACCCCAACTTTGCTGCTACCATTACCAAGAAATTGGCTGCAATCACAGAACAGGTTAACCAAGAAATCGAAGACCGAATTGCGGGTGATGAGGCAAACAGTGCTGAGGTAGCTGCTGAAGTTCAAGCTCGTAAGGATGCTGATACAGCTCTTGAAACTAAACTGAAAGAATATGTAGACAATAAGTCTGCTATTGGTGATGCTGCTCTTGGAGTTGTAAAAGACAATCTTAACAAGGAAATCCAAGACCGTAAAGATGCAGATGCCGCAATTCAATCTAGCTTGGATAAAGAGATTGCCGAAAGAAAGACTGCAGATGAAGCCTATACTCAAAGTCTGGCTAACGTTAACCAACGTATTTCAGACTTGGCATTGAGTATGCAAGAGTCTATCAATACATTGCGTAATGAGCTTACTGAGCAGGTAAATGCAAATACTACTGCTATTGCCACTAACCAACATAGTATTGAAAGAAATTCAGAGGCAATCACAAACTTAACTAAGACTGTAGGTGATAACTACAAGGAAGTTAAGGATATGATTAACGAAGAAATCATTGATCGTACTAATGCTGATAGTGCCTTGAGTTCTCGTATCGATACTCTCAATATCGACCTTAATACTGAGAGTGTAGAAAGAAAGGCTGCCGACCAAGTTCTCCAGGTTAACTTAGATAAAGAAGTAGCAGACCGTACTGCAGCTGATAAAGCTTTGAGTACTGAGTTTACTGCTAAGTTGGATAATACCAAGCAAGCTTTGGAATCCGAAGTAGCTAATATTAACACTAAGCTTGAACAAGAAAAGGAAAATCGTATTGCTGGTGATAATGCTTTGGGAGTTCGTATTGATTCTCTAGAGGCAGGTAATACCGATGCTATGAATGAACTAAAAGCAAAGGTAAATGCCAACACTACTGCTATTAATGCAGAGAAAGACCGAGCAATTGCCAAAGAGACTTCTCTTGAGGCCAAGATTGATACCAACCTTCAGAATCACAAGGATGATATGGCTGGTATTAATAAGGATATCCTTACCGAAAAGAATGACCGCTTAGCTGGAGATACTTTACTTCAAACCAATATCGATAAAGAATCAACTGAAAGAGCTAATCAAGATACTCTTATCAGTAATGCTGTTGCTCAGGAGAAAGCAGATAGAATTGCTGCAGACCAGGCAATGGACGATAAGAAGGTAGATAAGGTAGATGGCAAGGTACTTTCTTCAAATGATTTCACTGACTTGCTGTATGCCAAGTTGGATGGCATTGAAGAACATGCAAACTACATCACTAAGGTTTCTCAGTTATTAAACGATTCTGACTTTCAGAATGCAGAACAAGTAGAGGCTGCAATCCAAAAGATTATTGGTTCAGCCCCTGAAGTATTGGACACTTTGGCAGAGATTGCTAAGGCTCTCGGTGATGATCCCAACTTTGCAGCAACTATGACTGCTAAGCTTACAGAGTTGGAGAATAAGCTTGAAGCCGAAAAGAACTTACGAGAACAGGGAGATAATACTTTACAACAATCATTCACTAACCTGAGTAATACTCTTACTACTACGGTAAATAAGCTAAGAACTTTTGTAAGTGAAACTCGTACAGAGTTGTTAACTTCCCTGAATGCTACTAATGCTCTGGTAACTCAGAATACTGCTAATATCCAACGTAACCTGGAATTAATCCAGGGTATTCAGGATAATATCAATGGTAATTATACGGCCATTACGGATCTGTTAAATAACGAAATTGCTGCTCGTAAGGCAGAAGACATTCGGTTGGAAGGTAAAATCGACCAGAATACTGCAGACCTGGGAACCGAAAGGGAAGAAAGAATGGCTGCAGATAAGGCTCTTCAAGATGCCCTGGATGCAGAAGAAGCTGCAAGAACTGCTGCTGATGCTGCACTGGGAGTTCGTATCGATACTGAGATTGCAGAAAGAAAAGCTGCTGACAAAACTCTCCAAGACAATATTGATGCCGAGGAGTATGCAAGAACTCAAGAAGATACTCGTCTGAATGCTCGTATCGATAAAGAAGTTACAGACCGTACCAATGCAGACAATGAATTAGGTACTCGTATCGATAATGAAGAAGATGCAAGGGAAGCTGCAGATACTACTTTGCAGGATAATATCGATGCTGAAGAGACTGCCCGTACTGAAGCCGATACTACTTTGCAGGATAATATTGATGCTACCAATGCTCATACTATCAATACTCATCGTTTGGATTCTAATCCAGTACTTAATGGTACTGATATCAAACTCGATGGCTATGTAAAGGCAACCGGTACTACTCCTGCAGATTTGGATGTAAAGGTAACAGATACTACTTCGGCAGCTTTTGGTAAAGTACAAAAACGAATTGAAGTCGATAAAGCAGATGCTGATTCTAAATTCAATAAGGTAAAAGCTGCAGTAGGTCTTACCAATGATTTGGGAATGCCAGCTCTTACTGATACGAATTATATGGGCGGTTCAGTTGATGTAGTTGATTCTTTGAAAAAACTTGATGCTCAATTAGAACCAATTATTATCCCGGCAGCAGCATTTAATATATCTGCTTCGGCAACCTCAGAAGAGATTGCAGCAGTATTTACTGATGAATTGCTTAATGAGATTGCAAATAACACTACACACCGTCCTTATATATTGGTAGATACCGGCAACAATTTCTATCAACAATTTAGATTAAGTTTACAACTTAGTGGTCCTACTACTGGTGCCATTACTTTGAGATTTATGTATGAATTGGCTGGTATGGAATTCTACAGAGAGTTCAAGAGAACTGCTCAAGGTGCTTGGTCTATTTCTACAGTAAGAGCTGGTAAAATTCTTATCGAAGGAGATGTAGTAAATAACTTAACTGCAGGTGGAACTAAGGTACCATTAAGTGCAGAACAAGGTAAAGCTTTGAAGGCTTTGATTGATGGTCTTGGAACTGATACTTCAGAACTGGAAACAGAACTCAAAGAATTAATCCAAACTACTAAGACGGCTTTAGAAGCTTCAATAGCTACAGAAGTTCAAAATCGAAAAGATGCTGATACTGCCTTAGATACGAAGTTAACTACGGCTATCAATAAGGAAGTTCAGGATAGAACTGCTGATGATACTGTATTGGGTACCCGAATTGATAACGAGGTAACTGCAAGAACAGAAGCAGATGCTGCCTTGAAAACTGAATTAACCGAGGACATACAAGGAGTTCAGGATGCCCTAGATGCCTTCATTGCAACTAAGGCACAAGCTAGTGGATTAGCTTCTCTGGATGAAAATGGTAAAGTACCTTCTGAACAATTACCTTCATATGTAGATGATGTAATCGATGTATATGCAACATACGATAAGTCTCCCACTGGAGATCTTTCTAATATCTCTCTCTTTGCAGATGCTGACCATAATACACCAATAACGGGAGAGGCAGGAAAGATTTATCAGAATGTAACTACGGGAGAACCCGGTTATCAATTCAGATGGACTGGTACTACTTGGTCTCTGATTGTTTCTGGTGGAGTAGTAATTGGAGAGATTACTGGTACTGCTTATGATGGAGCTAAGGGTAAGACTACTACAGACAATCTTAATGCTCTTATGGCTTTTAATCCTATACGATTAATCTCAATTGTTACAGATGCCTCTAAAGCTGCCATAAATTATGAAAGGGCAGATGGTACTGATATCCAAGGATTACAAATTCCTACTGCATCATCTGCTAAAGCTGGTGTTATGGCTGCTGCAGATAAGGTTAAGCTTGATACTACTTTACCAAAACAAATCTCAGATGAGGTTACAGCAAGAACTGAGGCTATTAATGCTTTGCAAGGAGAATTGGCTGATGATATTGCTCAAGAGGTAGTAGATAGAAATTCTGCAATAGCTGCTGCTAAAACAGAACTCACTACTGCTATCAATAAAGAGGTATCCGACAGAAAAGCTGCAGATACTCAAGTAAGAACTGACCTTGAAGCTGCAGTTGAACTGGTTGCTGAAGAATTAAGAGGTGCAGATACTACTCTTCAGAATAATATCACTAAAGAAGTCAATGACAGAAAAGGTGAGATTACCCGAATAGAAGGATTAATTTCAGATGAAGCTGCAACAAGAGCTCAGGCAGATACTACTGTAAATGCCAAAGTAGATTCTCATATCGGTAATAAATCTAACCCTCATGCAGTAACTAAAGCTCAAGTGGGATTAGGCAATGTTAATAATACATCTGATGCCGATAAACCAGTATCTACTGCTCAAGCTACTGCTATTGCAGATGCTAAGGCTGCAGGTACCAATGCTCAAACCAATCTTACTACTCACATGCAGAACATGAGTAACCCTCATGGAGTAACAAGAGACCAATTGGGATTGGGTACTACTGCTGAGATTATCTTTAAGAAGGTATCTGCTCCTTCTGGTTTATGGAAAGAATCTGACGAAAGACTTAAGACTTTCATTAAACCCTTGGAACATACTCTTGATGAAATCTGCTCTATACCTACGGATTCATTTATGATTCGAGGTAATCATGATATAGGTACAATTGCTCAGACAATCGAAAAACATTTCCCAGAATTAGTTTCTGAGAATGCGGTTAAACCCGAAACAGTTCCTAATCCAGAAGCCTTCGAAAAGGTAGAAAAGGATGGAGAAACTTATATCCTGGTTAAAGAGGTAGATTATTCTAAGATGTCAGTATTGGCAATCGAAGGTATCAAACTTCTGAAAGCTGAGATTGATGAGTTAAGAGAAAAACTTTTGTTCACAAACTTAGATTAATATGGGTGAGATAGCAACATGGAGTGCTGTCAAAACTAAAGTAGGCCTTGGTAAGGATTCAAACGAATGCCCTACCAAGGCTGAATTGTTAGCACTCTCCTCGACAGGAACCGGGGAGAATTATGTGGGGTTGGAACTATCCAATGCCAGTTCCTATGGAAATAATGAATGTGTCAAACTCGAAGATATTCATAAGGTAACCTATAAGTATACTTTTACTACTAGATACAGTAGTGTAAGCTTCGATGCTTTGGGTAACCCAAGCTCTTCTAATCAGGGGTTTGTTTTTATTTCTACAAAACAGAAATATTGGGATGGGGTAGCTAATGGGTCTGAAATTACGGTAAATTATGTTATTAGTAATAAACCCGCATGGGTAGCTAATCATCCTTCAACACCTCTTTGGACTGCTTCAGAGAATTTGGGATTAACCCCTCGGTCGGATTCCAATACTCTTGTTACACAGGATGAATCGGGTAAAACTTTTAAATTAACCTTCACTCAAGCAGCGGCCTCTCAATCTTGGAGTTATGGTTGGAGTGTATCACCTACCTCTATGTCATTTGGGGCTACAGGAGGTACTAAAACCTTTACCGTTACTTCTTACAAGCAAGAATTGAGAAATGGGCATAATTATGGTAACCAAATTGCTTTAACTTATACTAGAGCCAACTCTGGTAGTGTATCTGGAAGTGGTACTTCTGTAACTATGGGTAATAATACTTCTACCAGTACACGAAGTGGTACGGTAACCTTAACCCAAGCTGAAACAGGGAAGAAGTTAACCGTATCTTGTTCTCAGTCGGCAGGTTATAAAAGCTACAGTGAGATTACAGCAAGTGGAGGTGCAGTAACAGATATCCCTGCAAGTGGAGGTACTAGAAGTTCATTCTCTACTATGCCCTCATATTCTCAAACTTGGGGATGGAATGGTTCTACAACGGGAGGAGGTACGATTACAAGTGGTGCTAGCATTAGTTATGGTACTGCAGTTAGTGCAGGTTCTTTGGGAACTACGGTTAAATCTAGAACCCGGGTAGGAACCCTTACTGGTACCTTATCACTAAATGGTAAAACCAAATCTATAACTCTCGATGTATACCAGGCAGAGAATAAAATTACCAGTACTACTGATGGTACACCAGTAATAAGCTTATCTGCAAGTTCATACTCTATCTCTAATTCAGGAGGTAGTGTTAATATTTATGCCAGTGTAAGTATACCTACTACCAACCATTGGAGTTCAGGGTCAACAAGTGCAGGTTCTTCGAAGAGTGCTACACCTACGGTTAGTGCAAGTGGTACTGGTTTTAGTTTGAATGCTGCTAAGACGGTACTTACTGCTACGGAGAACTTGGGTACTTCAAGTAGAAGCTGTGTAGTAACTGCATCCTATAGTGGGGCAACTACTAAGACAATCACAGTTACACAGAGTGCTGCTTCAGTATCTTATAAGTATTACTTGGCATTCACTTCCCCTACTGGTTCAAGAACTACCACTAGAACCGGATTGTCAGCTTTGGGAAGTAATAATAACTTTACAGTTGATGTAGCTTATTCTTTTAAGACTAAGGTAATAAATGGTTCTGAGGTAAGTACAAGATATCCCTTGGCTTTAACCGTAACTTCAAAATCAAGTTGGGTTACAAATGTAGCCATTACAACACTATCCAGTGATAATGGAACCTATGGGTTAACCTTAACCTTAACGGAGAACACCGTAGAATCAACAAGGTCAGGTACCATTAAATTAAGGCAAGCAGAAAACGATGATGAGGGTTGGGAGCTTACAGTCAACCTAACTCAGAATGCTGCAACAATTATTTATGAATACGTATTTAATTTGGTGTAATAAAAATACAACACCATTCTGTATTTAATGTATAATTAACCTAAGTATTAATCTTTAAAACCTTACAATTATGGGAGTAGAAGTAAAAGGTGTCGGCGATGGCGTTGTAATTGCGGAAAGAGGTTGTAACGATGGTTGCGGATGTAGAGATCATTCAGGATGGGGCTCTGGTTGGGGAGCCGTGGGTGGTGCATTGGTAGGTGGTGGTTTTGGTGCTGCCGCAGTTTCTGTATGGGACAAAATCAATGACACCAAGGCTGACATCCAGAAAGTAGAATCTACTGTTCAGGAAGCAAAAGCAGGTATCTACAAGGATATCTCTGATGCTGCCCGTGGGGTAACCCAAGAAATCGGTGGAGTAGCAAAAGATGTTGCTGGTGTTGGTAAAGAAATTCTTAACAACCGTTTCGCAACAGAAAGAGGTCTCTGCGATTTGGGCTACAAAACGAATTCGGATATCCGTGATTCCCGTGACCAGATGGGAGCAGGATTCAATCGTGTTATGGACCGCCTCTGCAATATGGAGCATTATCAACAGAATTGCTGCTGCGAAACTAAAGGCTTGATTAAAGAAGTAAAATCAGACTTGGCTCTTCAGCTGGAACGTTGCTGCTGTGACATCAAGAATGGACAACAGGAAATCAAATGTCTCATTGAGAACACTGCAAAGGACCAGGAGATTGCCCGTTTGAACCGAGTGGTAGATGCCCAGAGAGACCAGAACATTATCAACCAAGTGGTTGCAGCTCTGAAGACTACTGGAGGTACTACAACGGCATAACCAATATAACCAATTGTCATACCAGGATGATTAGAAAGGAGTACATCTATCAGGGGTGTACTCCTTTTTTCGTTTTAACCACTTGAACTAAGGAATTATGGAAAAAGAACAACTCACCGAATTTAAGATACAGTTAGCTCTACCGGCTCCCACTATAGAGATTGCACAAGAAGTAGCAAACAAAGCTCAGGTACTCATTAATCAATTTGGATACTATCCAATTCTTAAACCTGGTAGACTTCATGCAAAAGAATCCGGGTGCAGTTTCATTTGGTTTAAATTTAATAAATAGAAAATGATTATGGACGAAAGAACATTGATTTTCCAAAAGTTACAAAAGGGTGAAGTAATCTTTACCTTAGAGAAAGACAGGAGGTCTGGTTATCCCATTTTCGATACCGCAAAGATTGTGAAGGTAGGCGAGAGTAAACCCATGGCATCTGGTACTAAAGATGGCTTTGTTAACAGTATCGAATTAGTGATCCAAGATTCTGTATCACAGCTTACAATATACCTACCTTCACAATCTGATGAGGGTATTTATAATGGGGTATATTATACTACCGATATAGTGAATATAATTAATGAGGTTACTATGCAAAAACAAAATGCCTTAAATATACTTAACAATCGACCAAAGTTTGAGGCAGTTGTTTCTGAATGTGATAATATTCTCAATTCAATTAATCAATCCCAATCTGCTCCAAGTAGACCTGCTCCGGAGTTTGATGAATTTCGGCAATATATCGATCAACGGATAACCACGCAAGAAACTCTTTTACAAAGGATTGCTCAGGAGTTGGGATTAGATAAACCCAAATAATAAATAAGAATTATGCCAAGTAAGTCGGTTAATATTACACTATCGACTCCAGTTGGCTCTCTAGAAATATACGTAGACAAACGAGAACAAGCTCGTGCAGAAAGGTTGATTGCCAAAACTCCAAGTATCTTAACCAAAGGCTATGCGAAGGGTACAGAAAAGTTTGGTAATCAACTTCTTCGTATAGTAAGACGAAGTTTGAATACGGGTGTTCCACCAAGAGGTTCAGGAGTATCATGGCCACCCCATGCTCCAGGAACCATTAAAAAGTATGGGGATCACACTATGTTACACCTTACTGGTCAGTATGCTAGATCAGTTACTTTAGTAAAGGGTAAAAAACGGACTTTTGTTGGATTACCAATTGGAATCAAGAAGATTACTTATACTGGTAAGACTTCTAGAAAAACCTTGAACCAGATAGCTATCATGTTAGAATATGGTAGCAGGGATGGTAATTTACCACCTCGTCCTCTATGGGGTCCTGCTTATAAAGCTGCTGGTGGAAAAGCAGCTTTACAAAAGGAGATACGTAATGCGGTTAGAAATGAATTAAGGAAAGTAAAATAATATGTCGGATTTCGAAATATCTTCTTTATCAGGGACTGGTCCTGCTACTATTAGAGTGAAGCCTAAAGCAGCTAATGAATCAGAATCTAATAAAGAACAAGTAATAAAAGTGATAGTTCAGGGAGTAGAAAGGGAAGTTACTTTTACACAAAAGGGAAAATCCCAAGTAGTAGAAACTTGGAAGCCCTTCCTTACTATTTCACCTGACAGTGATAGTTATACTTTTGATGGTACCAAAAGGCTTGAGATTTGGGAAGTATCAGTTTATAGTTATGAACAAAAATATATTGGTGGTGAACCTCAAGAAGAATATAGAGCCTTAGATTGGACTGTTGAAAATTCCTTGGATTGGTTAAATATAACCAAAGAAATTGGGGAGGGTAATAATGCTGGAAAATTAACAGTTAAGACGCTCTCTTATAACAACGAGTATGAGGCAAGCACTTATAATCCAAAGGAAAGAAGCGGTGTTATACGAATAGTATCTCAGGCTGGTACGAAAGATATAACTATAAAACAATCTCCTGGTAAAAGAACTACTGAGTATGGTTTTGAACCAACTCCTAATATACCATTCCCCGGTGTTGGACAAGGCAGTAGTACTGCTTCTATTAGGGGTGTAAAGGGATACCAATACTACCATATCAATGGTTATAAAGTTGCTAAGTTTGTAAAACAATTTAAGATAACAGACATTAGTAAAACCATAAAAGGTACTCTTCATGCTCCTGGGGCAGACCCCTTTCCCTATAAAGTATGGCTTACTGATTACCCATCTAATATAAGTACTACTTGGGTTAGTGAATTAAATTGTACTGGCCATCTTGAAACCAAAATATTCTCGATGGGGGGTATAATTGTAACTTATAACGGGATTATAAATGATACTGGTAGCCATGAAGTTCAACTAGAAATTAGATTAGGAAATTAATGGTAAATTCAGAAGAGATAGTAGAGAGAACTTTTTATATCTCTTTACTAAGTACAATGTTAGAAATGGGTCTAACTTTGAATCCAGAAGACTTCTTACCTTTGTCTCAAGAAAACGAAAAAAGATTTCAAGAGGCAATTAAGAATATGAAGAAGTTTATACCCCTATTTGGTATCGGGAATAATCAAGTGAAAGGCCCTAAAACTCTCCCAAGAATAACCCTAGAATTACAGGGTTATTATGCTGGGGATATTGGTGTGAACAAATACATTATTGGTGATAGACTTGAAGACGGTAATTACCAAGCTTCAGAGTTTCCTTATGAAACCAAAGATATTACCATAGATGTACATCTAGTTTCTCAAACTCAAGCAGATATGAGATTACTACATACAATCTTATATACTGGCTTACCTGCTAGAGGATACGTGAGACCATACTTCAATGACTTAGAGGAATGGGAAAAGGGCAGGCTTGCTCCCACCGGAAACCTATTCATTGAGATTGGTAATTATTATGACCATCCAGATGTAGAACATGGTATACTTGAGAAGGTATACACTTATGTATGTAAAGACGGTATTCTTCCAGAAAAAGCTTTGGGAGAAGGTACTCTTACACCCATCAAGGATATATCAGTTCTTATTGGATTGTTAGAACAAAACGAAAATGAAATGTTAGAGTTAAAAGTACCTAAGGTATAGGTACAATACTCTAGGGTATAAATTAAACGAGTAATTAACTTTAATCATAATAGAATTATGCCAACTTCACCTCACATTGACTTTAAGTTTAAGAACAACAATGTTCTTCAAACTACTCCCATGTTAGGAGTTTCTTGTGTATTGGCTAGAACTACTAAGGGCCCATACGATGACCCATCAGAAACCATTTCTACTTTCTCTCAGTTCCAAAGAATCTATGGTTCTGAAATTGTACCCGATGGTTCTGTATCAAATATCGAAAAGGCTTTGCAAGGTGGTTCTAAGCTTCGTGTTATTCGAGTGCTTGGTAAGGGAGCTACTCAAGGTACAGTAGCTGCAACTGCGGGTAAAGCTAAAACAGTTGCTAAATCCGAAGAGGAAGGTATAGCACCTGCTTCTGCTACTCCAGACCCTGCTACTCCTGCAGCATTGATAACCATTGCTTCTGGGGGAACTACTTATAGTTTGGGATTGGTAACCAAAGGTTATGGAGACCCAATCGGTAGTACTGATACCTTCCAGGTAGGTTTCTATAAACAATCCAATACCTTGTATTATAGAATCTATTCAGGCAATGGCCAGGTACTTGAACAAGGTCCGGTAGTAACTTATAAAACTGCCGATGATAACAATAATACTTCGGTAGATTACCTTGCTCTTAGTGCCTTTGCTAAGAACTCAGAGTATATCAAACCGGTAGTAGTTGCTGGTTCATCTTTTGAGAACTTAATCAAATGGCTTACCGATAGTGTAGATGGTACAAAAAATGCCGTTACTGTAACAGTTGGGGGAGCAGCTCCTTCAGATACCGAGAAACTATTTACCGGTACCGTAGGTAGTGCTGGTTCTAACCCTACTGCTGATGAATGGATCGCTTCATTGGATTTAGTAAGGGACTACACTGACTTTTACCAATTATTCATTTCCCATATCTCTCAACACCTTACTACTGATGCTGACGTACTCAAGGTATATAAGGCTGCTGCAGATATGGCAAAAGAATTGATGGAATGGGTACTGTACATAGAAGTCCCAAAACACTTAACCCATTACACCCAGGGTACTCAACCAAGAGACTATAAAGCTCAGGTTACTTGGGTACAGGCTTGTCTTGGTACCGTGGGTAATTCCAAGTACATTGCTTACTTTGGAGGTGGCCTTAAGTACTACAATGAGAACGGCAATCTTCAAGATTCTGATGTAGTGGGTACCATTGCAGGTTTGGGAGATGCTTCTGCTACTCAATATGGTCCTTGGAAATCCTTTGCTGGTATGAACCGAGGAGTTATTGGAGATGCAGTTGGGCCCGTATGTCCAAATTATGGTTCTCCTTCTCGATATAATGAACTGAACACACTTGCTCAGAATCATATCAATGAGATGGTAATCAAAGATACTCCCGATGCAGGTAAACAAACCATGCTATGGCATTGTTTCTCTTCTCAGGTAAAACAGGATTCAGAAAGATTCCTTTCAATCGTAAGATTGAATTTGTATTTGAAGAAGTTCCTTCGTCCAGTACTTAACAAATACTTGGAAGAACCCAACGTTTGGGGAACTTGGAAAAGAATTTGGTTGGAAGTTAAACCTACATTAGATTCTTTGGTAGATGAAGATGCCATGACAGAATATACTTGGATGGGTGACCAGGATGCAACTTCTTGGGATGATCTTTCCGTAAATAACGAAGCAGATGCCCGTCAAGGTAAATATCGTGCTATCCTTAAGTATAAAGACGTAGTTCCTATGCAAGAGGTAACTATGGAGATTGTAATTGATGCTGCTTCTAAGTCGGTATCAGTTGTAGAAACAAGTAATAACCTATAAACATATAACGATGGGAGCAAAAGTAAAAAATCCACGGAAGAAATTCTTGTGGAGTATCATGTTCCCCAAACACCCTATCAATACTTATCTATTCCAAAGTTGTACTTTGCCTGATATTGAGATTGACCAGGTGGCTCATGGGGATGTCAATAGAGATGTTAAAACTGCTGGTAGGGTTACTATAGGTAATCTTATCGTAGAGAAACTTATGACTACTGCAGGTTCAGATACCTGGCTTCATGACTGGCTCTATTCTTGCCAAGACCATATAGTTGGTGGTGGCTTAGTACCAAGCCAATATTGGGAAACGGCTATTGTAAACGAACTTGCCGAAGATGGAGTTTCGGTTCTTAATACCCACGTCTTCGAAGAGGTATGGCCATGTAAGATTACCGGCTTAGACTTGGACAGAATGGCTTCAGAGAATACCATAGAGTCCATAGAGTTCTCGGTGGGTACTGCAGACAAATACTAATTCCTTAGTCTATTTTCACTAAGATTCGGTGGAGGGGTGGGATTCCTGTGATAGGAGCTCACCCCTTTCTTGTTGTTATACGGAGTACTATGAACATTTGTAAACATTAAATATATCAAAATTATGGAATTTAGAACATTTAGATTTACCGGACCTTCTGGTTTCGAATATGAAATTAGAGAACAGAATGGAGCTGATGAAGACATTCTCAGTAACCTTTCAGACATGAAAACTTTAATGAACCTTACCAAGTTCATTGCAGCAATCGTAATTAGAACTAATGCCACTCCTAACGGTAAGCTAACCGTTGATGATGCTCTCAATCTACCAGTCAATGACCGCTATGCAATTATTTTCAATTCTCGTATATTCTCACTGGGAGAGGAAGTAGAATTTGAATATGACTGGGGTAAAGAGAACGGTGGTAAAGTTACTTATGGCCAAGACCTTCATGAGTTCCTTTTCGATTATTCAGAAGTACCCACTGATAATAGGGTATTTGATGAAAAACCAGATGCCATCCCTTATTATCCAAAGGGTATTCAATTAACCGGTCATGAATACCTTCTTTCATCGGGCAAGAAAATCAAATTTGATTGTATGACTGGTAAGGGAGAACAAGAGTTCATGAAGTTACCCTTGGATAAACAAACTAAGAATGCCCCCTTACTTTGTCGGAATCTTTACTTAGAAGTAGACGGTAATTGGGAGAAGGTAGAAAACTTTACTCCTTTTACTGCAAAGGATATGGCTGAGATGAGAAAGTATATAATCTCTATTGACCCTATCTTTAAGGGAGAGTCCCATATTACTAATCCCTTAACTGGAGAAGAAAGAACTTATCCTATAGTTTGGGCACCCAATTTTTTCTACCTGACGGAAGAGTAATGTTAGAGAGTGATTTTGTTTATATCACCAGAGCCGAGATAGCCTTAGACTATTTCGGCTTTTTACGTCTTCCGTATAGAATCAGGAAAATATTTAAGGAAATGGCCGAACAATATTATAAACAATTAAAGAAAAGAAAATAAATTATGAATACCAGTAGGAGTATAGTAGAGGTCGGTGTTGCCATGGTATTAAAAGACCGATTCTCTCAAGAGGCTGGCAAGATATCTGGGTCATTCAGAACTATGATGAATGACATGAGTACCTGGAATAGAGGTATACAGATGTCAGCTTCTAATACAATGGACTTCGGAATGCAGCTCGTAGGGGGAATGGCAAGGGCCTATAAATACTCTGCGGGTGTTCAGAATGAAGTTTGGACTGCTTCGAAAATTGCCGGTGCTACCATTGCAGAACAAAGAGAGATGTTACAATTGGCAAAAGATGTCAATGAGATAACTCCTCTTACTGCTTCGGATGTTGCATCAGGACAAAGATACCTGGCTATGGCAGGTAATAAATTCGATGCTATTAAAGAAATGATTGGGCCAGCATCTAAGCTGGCTTCAATCTTTACTATGCCAGTGGGACAGAAAGGTGGTGTAGCTGACTTGATGACTAATATCATGTCAATGTACCAAATCCCAATGGGAGAAGCCGCTAGAGTAACCGATGACTTATATACTGCAGTTACCAATGCAAATATATCTTTGACAGACTTAGCCCAGTCCATATCTTATGCAGGAGCAGATATGGCAACTGCTGGAGTAGATCTTCGGCAAACGGCTGCTGCCATCGGTGTATTGGGGGATATGGGTATACAGGGTTCTATGGCAGGTACCTCTCTGGCTAATATGATTCGTTACTTACAACTCTCTCTTGTTAATCAAAAAAAGAAAGGCTATAACGCTTTAGCAGACTTGGGCTTAAGTCCTGATGAGTTTTTCGATGCTCAGGGTAACCTTATAGATCTTTACACTATCTATCAGAAATTTGCCAAGGCGGCAGTAGACTTACCTTCACGGATAGAAACACCAACCTTCTTCAATATCTTTGGTGTTCGTGGTAATCGAGGCATGCTTCCAGTACTTAGAGATATTGCTTCTGGTAGAGATAAGATGGGTAAGATACTTGCAACCTATGACCAAAACAGGGGGGCAGTAAATAGACTTAATGAAGAACGTCTTAAAACCGATGCGGGTGTCATTGACCAATTCGAATCAAGTCTAGAAAACTTAACCGTTACTGCAGGAGCGGCTTTGGGTAGAATATTTACCCCAGTACTTAATATGGGTAATTCCATCATCAAAGTAATAAATTCTATCTCTGAAACTTGGGCTGGTAGCTTTGCTCTTAGAGTAGGGGCTACAGCAGCAGTAGTTGGTACCATTGTTGCAGGGTTTAATACTGTAAGAGGTATTATAAGGTCGGTTGGATATTTACAAACTATTGCCACTGCTTCTACTGAGGGTATGTCTGCAGCAGCCATTAAGACGAACACCCAATTTGCTATTATGGAAGCTCATATGATAAGTATGGTAAATCTCATGAGGACTATGGTTCAATTGCAGATGATGATGGGGGGAGTTAGTATGAACAAAGCTGGTAGATTTTATAATACCAAAACCGGTAGATATATTAAAACACCCAATCCAGGGATGTCTCCAGCCACTTCACTCATTGGAGGTGTAGTTGGAGGTACTGTAGCTAATCAAGCTGGTAAACAAGCTGCTAAGACTGTTGCTACTAGAAGTTTAGCTTCGGTAGGTGGTAGGTTATTAGGGTTAATTGGTGGACCCTGGGGATTAGCTATTACCGTAGGTTTACCTTTACTAATAGAAGTAGGTAGTAGACTTATTGATTCAGTAGATAGGAATACTAATGCCCAAGATAAAGAAGACCCATCTGCAATCAGAGCTCAGAATGAAGAAAGGTTCTTGAATGCAATGAGAGCAGCTATTAGAGATGGGTTAAAAGACGGTAAGATTAATATCAGTGTAGATGGTGAGATATTGGGGGATTACTCTTTGGGTTCTCAGCAAGATTATACTGGTGTAGCATTAGGATTATAAAATTAAAACACTATGGCTAGAGTATTAAATAAAGCAGCAGGTAAGGTCGTTGAAAAATATAATGACCTTACAAGGGATACCGCAGGAGTTCTTACGGGTCCCTTAAATAAACTATGGAGAGCTCGGATATTACTCAATCGAACTATTTCTACTCTTCCAAAGGATGATGCTCAAAAGGGTAAACCCTATGACCCAAATGGAGTAATTGGAGAAGCTCAAATATCATCTAAGAATCCAACCCTAAACAAACAGCTCCAGGCTAAATGGAGAATGGAATTACAATTTCCAAGATTAGAAGAAGGTGAAGGAGTAGACCCAGCAAAAGGGAATAAGAATACCACTAATTACAGAAACTTTGAGGCTAAAGCTGATATCATATATCAGAATGAGGTAAGGATATATAATATGACTGTTAACCCTACTCAGTATATTACCTTACAGAATAGACCTCCAGAGTTGGACTTCAGGGGAGAAACCACATGGGCAACTATCAAATCCATGGGAAGGAATACTCCTATGTATCACTTTACTGGTGCTGAGGACATCATTCAATTCAATGTATCTTGGTACTGTAATGACCCAGAGAATCCAGAGGAGGTAATTAATAAGTGTAGGTTATTAGAGGCCTGGACTAAAGCTAACGGTTATCAATCGGCTCCGCCTATTGTTAAGATAGAATGGGGGGATTCGGGTATATTTGATAATCACTATTACATCCTTACTTCAGCAACCTATACTCTGAAGAACTTTCAGAATGGTTATAGGATAAGGGTACCTGGAAAGCCAGCTACCTTTGGTAATGGTAGGTTATTACCTGCAGCAGCAACTCAAGAATTGATTTTCAAGAGAGTAAGTGCATATAATCTATCCTATGGAGATTTTATAAATTCGGATTCACTTAAAAAGACGGGAGGTATTAAATATGATTGATATTAACCAATATCTGACGGGAGCTAGCCCTTATAATAATGCCTATGCTCTAAATTACGGAGATGGAGATTACTCTTTAGAAACTACTGGAGTTTCTGTACCTTCATCCTCAAATGATATTCAACATACCATTAAGGATGGAGAGACTTTACAGAATATAGCCTATAAATACTATGGGGATTCAGGTAAATGGTATCTTATTGCAGAAGCTAATGGTATACTAAACCCTTTTAAAGAGGTAGAAAGTGGAACACTTATAAGAATCCCCGCTTATGGCAGCTAAACAAAAACCCATATTATATAACGGAATGGGCCAACCATACTTGGCTCTATTCGATTTTAGAGGTATGCCGATAATGAATCCCATTACTGGTATACCTCTTGGAGCTTATATTAGTACCTGGAATTATAGGTATGATGAAGAAAAAGAAAATCTTGCTACAATTACATTTGATACTGGAGATCCCGATACTGTGGACATAGAGGCTTTACAAGAAGGTAATGTGATATGCTTACAGTGGGGATACATATACCCAGACGGTCAATTTGTATCGGGTCCAATTAAAACTATCAAGGTCAGGGATTTTGAGGCAAAGTTTGATTCTACTGGTACCCATGTAACTATCAAGTGTATAGACTCTATTGGTGATTTAAGATATCAGCCACCATATAATTTCTCTGAAGCTTTAGAGAATAGTTTATCTTCCTATTTAGATGGTGGTTGTGATAATGGTGTAGGTGTAATCATAGAAATCTTTCAGTAATGGAACAACGAATAATAAGTAATAAAGTATATGAGTCACTACAGGTACCTACAGAGAATACTAGTACTACTACTGGAAAGGTGCTTTATGCTAATAGGTACAGTGGAGTAGCAGAAGTGGCTATGCCAGAAGATTTGAAGGCCCTAATCAATAGTGACTTCGGATTAGTTGGCAAGAATATCTTAGTTCAATTAGAACAAAAGATGAGAGGTTATACTAATGGCCCTTGGTATATAGATTCAAGAGATAATGTTATTTATATACATAATAGGAAATTTCATGAAGAACCAGTAACTGTTTATACTTATCAGGGAGAGAATGGGGAAGTACTTAGTGTTCAATTTTCTACTCAAAAAGTAACTAAGAGAGTTAAGGCTACACTATCTCCCGCTATTAATCCAGAGAGTAAAGATTTAGAAGTATTAAGTACTGGGATTGATGATACTGAAAAATTACCCGAGATAGTAGCTAATGAGAATAATGGGGTCTATTATAATAATTGGAAAACCTCAATAGGTAAATATGGAGCAGAGAATAATCCCCAAGATATACCTACTATCAGGCAGATGAGGTTAAATCATACCCTAAAGACTGACCCTAACTTAAGAGCTTCATTTGAAGCTAGGAAACAAGTAGATGACAAATGGAATCAAGATGTAGCAGAGTATTCTGCTTCTAATCCCGCCGAAGCTTATAGACAAGGTAAGGAAAAATTCCTTAATGAACTTAGTACAGATCAGGTAAGAAGTATCATAAATAAAACCATTCAAAGAGAAGAATTTCCGGCTGATAGGCGTGCAGCTTTAAATGCTGCCCTTAAGAATGTAGTTAATGGTGAAACATTAGATGAAGATATATACAATATCCTCAAGAATGAAAGATACCTTTTCGAGGGTAAAGAACAAATGGAATACATGGTCATAGAAGACCTGGACCCAAGAGACTTTGACCCAGAGCATACTCCCAAGGGTGGAGCTACTGCTTGGGGATTAGAGGATGAAGAAAGTGTTTATCGAGGTATATCGGCTTTAAAGAAAGGCCCTTATACTATGGTGATCGATGACACCCCGGTTATCAAATATAAAAACCCATTAAATCAGAGTTTGGGTATTTATAGCGTTACAGTGAAAGTTCAACATTGGAAAAAAGCTAATGTTGAGATACCCCTGTACAAACTTTACCATAATCTATTCAGTAGATATGGGGGGATAGATAAGTGGGCTTGGGCAGCTAATGCTAATGCTAATGGTGGTTTAAAGTATACAGAGAGTAAACTGGTTTGTCAGATGCAAGTTGTTGGAAGACCCTTACTAGCCTCTTCTCAGGTATTAATATTAGAGAATGTTGGTAAACGATGGTCTGGTCCTTGGTATATAAAACAATGTACCCACTCTATGGATGCAGGCCAGGGATATGTAACTAATTTAGAGTTAGTAAAGAATTCGAGTAGGGCTGGTTCTACTACTTCTAAGACTGGACTGTCTACTCAAACGGTTGTAGCTAATGATGCTAAAGCTAATGCTGTAACCTCTAAGGGTAAAGATAAGAAAGCTTTAAGTAATATCAATGAATTAGATTTGAGTTGGACTTACAATGAGGTGGCCTATTTCATTGAATCTGGTATTATGGATAAGGAAGGAAACGTATTGGATGTTAAACGTAGGGATGAGATGGCTCGAAAGAAGGCTTACTATACTGAAGTATTAGCTAAGACTCCAATCGAGAAAGCAGAAGGTATAGCTGTAAGCTCTGGTAGTTTAACTACTTCTTCAGGTAAGGTAATACCCGGAAAGATAACCATCAAAGATATTCAAGTACCCGATGATTATTGGGTTAAATTCGATTATATGGAAGTAGCCATAAAGAGATTCAAAGAATATATCAAGAATAAGGAAGCGAGGTAATTATGGGCTATGAAACTGCAAAGATAATAACAGAAGAAGGATTAGAGGGTCTTGGAAGATACTACTCTATATACCGAGGTATAGTTGTTGATAATAATGATACCGAAAAGAAGATGAATAGGGTAAAAGTATGTATACCAGAAGTAATGGGAGGTACCTTTGCTTGGGCTTTACCGAAAGGCCAACATGGTTCAATAAGTAGTGGGTTTAAGTTCTTAGCCCCTAAGGTAGGAGATATAGTATTCATTACTTTTGAATTTGGTGACCCTACTAAACCATTATGGGAATACCATGGTTGGGGTATGAATCAAGTACCTCAACCATTAGACGGTCCAAATAAAATGGGGATAGTTACTCCTGAAGGTAACCTCATTATAATAGACGATGATAATGGGAAACTAAATCTCTACTTTAATGGGGACGTATCGGTTTATTCTGAATCTAACGTAATAGTATCAGCTAATAAAGATATCAATATATCCTCAGGTGATACCATTATATTAAATACTGGAGAAAATCATGGGTTAATCAATATTGCCCAACTAACCGAAAAACTAAATCAAACTATTCAAGAACTAGAACAACTTCGTAGTATGTTCAACTCTCATGTACACTCAGGTGTAACTACTGGGCCAGGTTCTTCTGGCCCAACTTTAACTCAAATAACTAAACCTTTCTCACAATTCGTTGTAGACGATTATGAGGATAAAACCTGCATACACTAATGGAAAAGAATTACTTTACAGACTTAGTTGGTATAGGTGTAACTTATCCTATCCAACTTACAACTAATGAAAATGGGGAAAGAGGTTGGTACCCAGTAAACGGGGATTTTAAACTTATCAGGGATAATATAAGTTCTATATTGTATTATATGATAGGTCAGAGATTTCGACAGGAAAACTTTGGTAGTAAACTATGGCAATGTATTGAGGAACCAAACTCACAAGCCCTAAGTTTTATAATTAAAGAGTTTTTAAAACAAGCCATAGGTGCATGGGAACAGAGAATAACCTTCCAAAATATCACAGTTACTAGAGTTGATGCAAAAATACACATAGAAGTAGCTTATGTAATAAATGGAACAAATTCTAGTCAGTACCTCGATATCACCTATGATAGGTCAGATAATTCATTAAATACACAATAATATGGGAATCACAAATAAATGGCTTAATCCATACCAGAGGTCTTATCAACAGATTAAGGCCAAGCTGGTTGAATCCCTTATGGGGCTTAAAGACCCTCAGGGTCAGAAACTCATAACGGATTATTCGGAGGGGAATATCTTAATTATCATCCTCTCATTGTTTGCGGCAATTGCCGAAGTACTTCACTATTATGTAGATAATATGGCAAGGGAAACCTTCCTATCTACTGCAAGAAGGTATGATTCGGTAGTTAAACATGGAGCTCTGGTAGATTATCATGCTCGAGCAGCGATTGCTGCTACAGTAGATGTAATCTTATCCAGAAGTATTACTGGTAATTCCATTGGAGCTAAATTAACCATATCTCAAGGAACTCTATTTACGGATTCCAGTGGTAACTCTTGGTTATCTGCTAGAGATGTAACTTGGTATTCAAATGTAACCACATGTAAAGTACCTATAATTCAACATGAGAAATATACTGCAAGTGCTCTTAATAATATGCTAATACCTACTGGAGACAGGGTAATAGTTCACCTTGGTACATTGCCTAATGGTAAGTACTATGAACAGGGCTCTATGTCTTTACAGATAGGTGGAGAAACTTGGGTATTGGTAGATACCTTTGCAAAATCAAAGCCAACGGATAAACACTTTATGGTTTCAGTAGATGAAGCTCTTAACCCTTACATAATGTTTGGGGATGGAACCTTCGGTAAGAAACCTGCAGCAGGTGCAAAAATAACCAATGTAGTATTCTACTTAACTAATGGTACTCAAGGTAATGTAAAGAGTAATACCATTACTTCTGTACCCTCAATAATCTCTTCTTCAATTACTGATGCTACAGTAAGTAATGCTTATGATGCTGGAGGTGGTTCAAACTATGAGAACTTTATAATGCTTAAGGAACATATACCTTTGAGTGTAAAGACTTTGGGAGTAGCAATTACCAAAGAGGATTTCGAAAGTTTGGCTATGTTGGTTGATGGGGTAAACAAAGCTAAAGCCGATTATGAATGTGGTAGAAAGCTTACAGTATATATCAGTCCTGATGGTGGAGCTGTTGCTTCTTCTGAATTAATAAATAGGGTATACAACCTATTATCTCAAAGAGCACCTATGACTACTTGGTTAAAGGTTAAATCTGCAGGCAAGGTTCAGATTATTCTAGAGATGGAAGTTACTGGTAAGAAGTCTTATAAGACTCCAGAGATACAAACTCAAATTCTTACGGCTTTATATAATGCCTATTCTCCGGAGCAAGCTCAAATAGGAGGAAGCGTAAGAGTATCAGATATCTATGCCCTGATAGATAATCTATCAACCGTAGATTACCTTCACCTTACTAAGTTCTATATTAAACCCTGGCCTACTACCATTTATGGTAATAAGGAATTAAACCTTGGCCAATTTAAATTGAACAAGGCAAAGGGTTCTATGACTTACTACATAACCTTCAATTCCTCAACTACTTTTACAGTACGTTCAGTATTGAATGGTTATGTAACTACTGGCTCAGTCGGTAGCTCTATTCAGATTATAGATAAAGCTAATGGTTTTGATTTCTCATTGGATATCCAAAACAATAGCTATCAATCAGGTTATCGATATTCTATTACAGTATCTGAACCAAACCATGATTATGAAGACCCTGGCTTTAATTTGCCAGTATTCGAGAATGCTTCACAATTAACATTAACAGTTAACGAAATAGTATAATGATAAACCTCAAAAATCTAATCGACTTTTTACCATTCGAATATAAGGACCAAGATACTTATAAGGTAAATGGTAAAGGCATCTTAGAGAGGTTTCTAGAAATTTGTGGAGAGCATTTTGAAGATTATATTACAAAGGATATTGAGAATATATTGGATATTATCGATATAGATAAAACCCCAGATATGTATCTCAATTTCCTTTGGCAATTTCTTGGAGAAATGCCCTTTGCTTATGGGAACACGATAGATGCACAGAAATGGGCAGAGTACTTTAATGGGTTCTACTCGGATAGTAAACTCCAGGAGTTATCAAAGCTTTGGATAATACCCAAAGAGGGACCTTTTACTTTAACTAGTACTCAGGTAAGAAACATCTTGAGATATTCGGTATCTCTTTTCAAAATAAGGGGTACATCAGAATTTTTCGAGATCATGATGAGGTTATATGGGTTAACCTGTGTAATAACAGACCCAGCAAAAGCCGATGGGTATGATGGTTGGATAAAAGGTCATCCCCACTTTGACCAATACTATCAGTACGATAGTAAATATACCTTTGATAACACCTTCGATTGTTCTCAATGTATTTCCGTAAGTTTTAAACTTACTGGTCATGGGTATACTTCTAATTCTGAGGCTTTTAAAAAATTTAGGGAAGCCGTAGAAAGTTTCTTTACTAGATTCATACCTTATCATGTATCCTTCACTATAGATTACGGTTTTGTAGTAAATGATGGGTATTCGATTAAGGCCGAGTTGGTAAACCCAGACCAGCCCAACTTAGTTACTTCAGAAGTATATGAAGTACCAGTATTGGTAACTGTAACCTCAGATTGGATGAATGCAGATTTGAGATATCAAATATCGAGTGATAGAATTAACTGGGGTTATACTAAACATGAAAGTGGTTCGGTATTTAATATTCCAAGGGCTGGTACTTATTACTTTCGAAGCGTTGGGGATAATTCTAAGATAACCCAAATTACCGTAAGGCAGGAAACTTATAACCGTTCATATATTATTTCTTGTAAGCCCATAACTGGTAAAATAACCCCAACTACTTTAAAGGTTAGTACAAAGGTGATAGCTAGAGTATCCTATAAAGGGACAGAGAAACTTTGTAATGTTCGATTAGTGGGTACCGATCGAGTAAAAATATCGGGCTCAACTTGGGAATTTACAAAACCCGGTACTTACTTTTTTGAGATTGTGGAATTTCCTGTAAAACAAACTTCATTTGTAGTAACCCAAGAAGAAGTTACTTATAAGGTAAGATGTACACCCTCAGAATTTAGAGTTGGAAATAATCAAACTATGAAGGATGCAGTTACTACTTTAACCATAACTTCAAATTACCCAGAGTCATTTACTGGAGAATTATATTGTAGGTTAATAGGTAATCCTAAGACTTTCAAGAATGGGGATAAATTTATTGCTAACAGTTATGGTACTTATAAATTCAAATGTACTTTAGATAAAAGAGAAACTGATGAAGGTGTGGGTATCTTTGAAGTAGTTTCAGGTAAAACTGCTATATATAGGATCAGTATTAATCCATCTACATCTACTCTATATAACGGTTCTGCAAAAACTACCGTAATAATACAATGTATTTCGGGTAATGGTGATGATTACCGAGTTAAAGTAGTAGAAACTGGGGAAACCTTCAATGCTGAAAACGGGTATGTATATACTACTAATAGAGCAGGTACTTATACTTTCCAATCTGTAGCCTACCCAACTGCAAAGACTACTTGGGTAGTTAAGAATACCCCAGTTGTATATCAGAACAAACTAAAGATAGTTCCTTCAGATCCTTCAGATTCAAAGTGGAAAGAACCTAACTGGTCATTACCCGAAAGCCAAATTGATGATACTTATGCAGTATATCAGTTATTGGATGAAGTATCAGCTTGTAAATTTAGCCTTGAAGAAATGAAAAACGGGGTCAATGTAAGTGGTACTGCAACTTGTGATGAAACTGGGGAAACCTATAATCTTGAATCCGAGATTGTATTAACTAAAGCAGGTACTTATACTTTTGTGGCAGATGATGGTTCTTCATTAAGGTGTCAAGTAATATTGGAAGATTACCCTACTATTATAGGATTAACCGTTGACCCAAGTTATGCCGAATTAAAGGGTACCATTAAACAATATACTTGTTTAATTAGGTGTAGTTCTAATAAAGCTGAATTCGATAGTAGAGTTAGACAAGTTGGCAAAGTAACTACTTTTGATGCTGGTGGAGCCGGATATGAATTTACTACGGCTACCGCTGGAGAATACATTTTTGAATCAGTTGCCGATACTTCGGTACGGGCTAAGTTTACGGTAGTAGATGCTGACTTATTAAGCGTTAATCCTCAAAAGTTGGAATGGGAATCAAATGACACTTCTGAGAAGACATTTACCATTACCACTTATAGTAATCAAATGTGGAAAATTGAAGAAGTATGATAAAGAGTGCAATAGACAATGTAACAGAGACTACTACTCAATCTCTGTTAAAGACTTCAATGATTGGTTTATTTGGAGAATGTACCCAAATTATTTATGACCTTAGGTGGATGATATTACTTGCCATAATATTGATACTTTCAGATTTATGGTTTGGTATATCTGCAAGTAGAGTACAAGATATAGTCATTCGAAAGTCAAGGGCCGGTAGGAAAACCCTAAATAAGCTGGTTGATTATATTTGTTATATCTTACTTGGGGCTGTAATGGGGAAAGCTATTGGAGAACCCTATGGAGTAGATCCCATAGAAGTATCCATTACTATAATGATATTATGCTATTGCTTCGAAATAGATAGTATCTATGGGCATATATGTGAAATACATGGCATTAAAAAACAATATAGTATCTGGAAGATAATCTTTAAGCTGTTAACTCTCAAATTTAATGAACTCGGAGAAGCTTTCAGGGATATGGCAGAACAAAAGAATAACTTTAAAAATACAAAGAACAATGAAAACGTACTTTAAGTATGAAGGTATAATCAAATCTAAGGAAGCAGCCGAAGCAATTGCTGCCCCTTCTGGTTTGGGGCCATTCTGTGGATTTGGCTCAGCCACCATAAATGGTAATAAATTGGTTGTTTCTCCTCAGGGAGTTTCTGGTAGTAAATTTGCTAATGTAATTAAGGATAGGATTACAGCAAGGTATATGTCTAAAGATTCTGAAGATGGAGAATTACCCGATATAAATTTTGGGTGTATTTCAAGAGATGGCTATATATTTATCTCTGATGAACAAACATTGACCATCGAGAATATTCAGGGAACCCAAGGGTCCACCGATGAAGTATTACTGTTTGCAGTACACACTACTATCTCCGAACCCGTAGATAATCCAGTAGATTTTGTAGCTTATTGGAATGAATCTTTAGAAAGTTTCTATAAGTTATATAAAAAATCTCTAGATATATACTACCCAATTTCTGAAGAGAATCGTAATCCCAATGTACTTAATAATGATATTTATTCGGATTATAGTATGACTCTTAGTAATCTTCTAGAGATGGTAGAGACTGCTTGCCCTTATTATTCTAACAATAAGAATTCTGTTGTTCTTATTGGGATATATGGTAAGGGTACAGATGCTATGACTAAAAGAAATGAGAACTTTGCTATTGTACCCTATCAGGGCAAATTCCAGGAGATCCCATATACTACTGCTACTCACAGTATGATGAAAGAATCCATAACTAAAGTAGAGAAAATGAATACTGGGTTTCCGGTAGAGGATGAAAATGGGAATCTATTGAATATTAAGCAATACATTGATGGGCAACTAGAAGCTCTCCGAAAGGAATTCTCTGATTCTTTGAATACTGCTAGTTTACCCATAGGTTCAATAATTTTATGGGAAACCGATGTAATCCCTGAAGGATGGGCTGAATATACAAAGGCTTCAGGTAGGATAGTAATAGGATATCAGGCCGGAGGTATTCAAATTGGAGACGAGATGATGCTACAGAATATTGGGGATTTCTATACTCCCACTAAAGGTAACTTTGTTATTAAATTGAAAGGCGATGATTTACCAAGACATAGGCATGCTCTCGGTGTATCTAAAGGTAAACAGGATGATGCCAATAGCTGGGAGAATGTTAGACCCCAATCTTTCTTTAATAGAGAAACGGGTTTAAATGGAGACTTCGGTAGAGGGACTCCCACCAAGGGTATTCAAGATGGTGCTATTGTAGTAAGTTGGAATTTAATAGGAGAATCTTTTCTACAAGAGACTTCGGTAGATACCTTGACTATCGAAAAGTTACCACCGACTATTACTTTAAGATATATTCAAAAAATATCATAGGTCGTAATTAGTTGTTAATATAACTCATGTGTATTATTTGTATTGTCTAAGTAAACTCTTGTTTTGTTTTTGTTTTGCATAGTTTGTTTAGAGTAAACACTCGGAAAGGGACGTTGGGAAACGTCCCTTTTCTTTTGTGTTAATATCTAAGTTCTTCTTTAGCTCTATCTTCCCAATACTGTATATCCTGTCTAAGTTCAGAAATATATCTCATGGATTCATTAGTCTTAGGCATTTCGAAGAATTCTATGAGCATTATATTAGTAATCCTTGTACTATTTCCGAGTCTCTCTTTAATGAAGGGGGGAGGAGTAATTAATACTTCGAATAAAAGATAAGCATCCGGAGAAAGTTTATCTTTCATATAAGTATACATCATATCTATCATTTCGGATTTAGCTTTCTCTTCTTCACTATCATCTTCTAGTTCTTTGTCATTATCGAATAAATCATCCAGTTTAAAGAGGCTTTGATTATACTCTGCTTGTTCTCCGTATGCAGAACGAAGCAATTTATTTTTAAATGTACTCAAGGAAGCAAGGATTCTTGCTTTGAGATGTTCTTCAGTACATTCACCATAGTATTTATTAAAAACAAATAACATCTTGTCCCAGAAATAAGACTGAATTATATCTGGTGTAAGATTAAACCTTTTATAATCAATCTGTCTGGTAAGATTCCTAATCACTGGCTTACAGACTTTATAAAGTCTATTGAAAGTAGCTTCATCATATTCTTGCATAGGTTTTAATCGATGAAGCTCTGAGCCATTATTTCCTTTACTTTTTCCCATGTTTTTAAATATTCGTTATGCAAATATAAGTATTTTTTCTTATATAAAATAATAATATTAAATATTCGGGAGCTTAAGGTAGTGGATTAGTAGTTTCTAGTTAGTTGTCAACATACTCAGAACTATCTCGGTACTATCAAAATCTATTAGTTTATATAATATTGCAATATAGATATGAAGAAATTTAAAGACAACATCAAATTTAGTTTCACACCGGATTTCCAACTTGAGATACTCCGGTTTGTTTTAAGAGATAAGGAAGGAGGATTAGTACTCAAAAGGATTAAATCCAATTACCTGGTTCTCATAGAACACTCCCTTATCTTCGAGGGTATATCAAAATATTTTAAGAAGCAAGGCAGAATGCCCTCTGAGAATATTCTAAAGGAAGTATTAAAAGAGTTACTAGAATCTAAAACCTATGTGGATTTGGTAACTAAAGATGATATACCCAATATCAATAAACTAATAAGTAATCTCTATCATATACCCCTATCGGATTCTGATTATATAAAAGAAAAGATATATCAGTTCTCTACTTATGTTGAGATGAAGAACTTAAATGATTCCTTCGATTTGGATAACTTCGAACAATACGAAGAGTATTCGAGGAAGATTGAAAAGGTACTTCAGAAAAGTAAACCTAAGAAAGAAGATGAACCTTTATATATGATTCGGGATATTACCGAGAGACAGTTTAGAAGACAATCAGAACCTTCAGTTATACCTTGCCCATTTAGGCAGTTGAATGAACTAACTAATGCAGGAGGTTATCCAGAGCATTCTGTTAATGTGATACTAGATAAACCCAAGGCAAAGAAAACCTTCTTTATGGTAAACCTTGCAAGAGGTTATCTCAGAATGAAGAAGTCAGTATTATATATTGATACAGAAAATGGCCAAGAACAAATCATGGACCGTTTTATTCAATCCAGTATTAATAAAACTAAGAAGGAATTATACTCGGGTGAATATGATAAACTTGAGGCAAAGCATTTAAGGAAACTTGCAAGGTTTGGAGTTGAATTAGTGGTTGAGCGTGTACCAGCAATGATTACTAATACCACTTATATAAGGGAAAAGATAATTCAGCTTCGTAATCAAGGAATTGATATTAAAGTTCTTATGGTTGACTACGCTGGTAAGCTTGCATCAATAGCGGGTGATAGAGAAGATTTCGAAAGGATATCTAATGTATATATAGACTTGAGTAACTTAGCCGAAGAAATGAAACTTGATATAATCTGGACTGCACATCATATTACTAGAGAGGGTAAAAAACATAGAAAAACCAGATATGATGAAAATGATATATCTGGTTCTATAGCCATAGTAAGAAATGCTCAAGTAATTATGGGGTTAAATGCTACAGAACAAGAAGAAAGGGATGATATATTAAGGGCCGAGATAGTGGTTCAAAGGGATGGTCTACCATCAGGTAGAGCTCTTTTTAAATGCTCTACAGAAACTCAACGGTGTACCGAATTTACTAGAGAACAACGAAAAGAATATGACAGGGTATATGGAGAACAACTAGATAATTCTCTAAAAAGTTCTAGTAACCCAGATGCTAATATAGAGAAATATAACAAAAAGCAAGGAGATATATAATGAAAGATAATATACCAGGATTTATGGGATACTACGTTTCTAAAACTGGGAGCGTATATTCAAGATATGTCCGAGGAAGTAGGGGTAAATTAAGTAATGAGTTTACCCCACTAATACCAAAGAAACGTCCCAAATACTATAGTGTATCCCTTTATAGGGATGGTAAGTCTACAAAGATTTTTGTTCACAGATTAGTAGCTACTGTTTATGTACCTAACCCCAATAATTTACCTGTAGTAATGCACTTAGATAACGATATTTATAATAATTATTATAAGAATCTAAAATGGGGTACCCAGAAAGAAAATGTATACCAATCTATCAGGGATGGTAATAATCTGATTTCAGTAATGGGTAAGGATAATATACATCGTAAATTAAACTTAAATGATATACCTAAAGTAAAAGCTTATTATAATACATTACTATCTGAACTAATCCAATTAGGGTTTACTAAATGGGAAGTAAACAAAACTTTATTAAGGGTTCTAGGAAAGAGATTTGGAGTTGGTGATAGGGTAATTCGTAATATATTAAATAACAGTTATGAAAACAAAGAAAGTAGAGGTAGTAAAAGATAGATGGTCTGATGAGGTAGTTTTAGAAATATCCCATAATGGTTGGCAAACCACTTGTATCAACGATTTAGATTTAGAGGATTTAAAGAAACTTCGAAGAGTAATTAGGAAAGCTATAAGAGAGTATGAAAATAACTAATCAGTTTAAATCTAGACTAAGGACATACTTCGTTAAACGATTGGGAGCATTTGATTATAAGCATGGCTGGATGCGTATACCAACTTGCCCCTATTGTGGGAGAGAACATAAGTTGGGAGTTAACCTTTCTATGTATAGAACCAATTGTTTTAGATGTAATGCCCATCCTTCTCCTGCTCAACTAATAATGGATATAGAAGGATTTACTGAGTACCATGAACTAATTAATTTTTTGAACAATGGCCAATTTGATGAACTACAGTTTAAGGAAGAGAAAATCGAACTTGCCGAAAGTAAGCCAGTATATCTCCCTGAGGGATTTAGAAACATTTCGCTCGGGGATAGCCAACTTGCAAAAAGCATTCGGGGATATATCAAGAAACGCGGATTTAGCCTCGAGAAGTTTTCAAGATACGGTATCGGCTATGGAACAAGCGGCTCAACATATGGGTACCTTATCATCCCGTTCTATTATCAAGGACAACTTAGGTATTACAATGCTCGAAATGTTATCGGCAAAGGGCCCAGATATAATAACCCAGACAAAGACATCACCGGTTTGGGAAAACAATTTATCATCTTTAATCATGATGCGTTGGAGATGTATCGGTCGGTATTCATTTGCGAAGGGGCACTTAATGCTCTCACAATTGGGGATAGAGCAATTGCCACAATGGGCAAAGCTATATCTGCATTCCAAGTCAATGAGTTACTTAAATCCCAATGCGAAAGATTTATTATATTGTTGGACCCAGACGCAAAAGAATATGCCATCAACTTGGCTCTCAAGCTTGTTGCATATAAAAAAGTCAAGGTGGTGTTTTTACCAGACGGAAAAGACGTAAATGATTTAGGGAGAAGTCAGACACTTAAGTTAGTATATGCTACCAGGTACCAAAGTTATCAAGAATTGATTGCTATCAGAAACTCATTGAAATAGGGAGTTCCTATTATATTATAAATAATATATTTATGCGTGAACCATCTATCCATATAACTAAGTCTCAATTTGAGGAAATATTAAATACCTTAGAGGTAGACAATTTCCCAGTTGAGGCTTTTTTTGTTATTGCTCGAAAGGAGGCAATAAATCATAGAGCAGTCTTAGTTTCTAACAATAAGAATACTAAGCGAGTTAATAACATATTACTAGCATCTAAGGGAGATGCTGCCCTCGTTGCTGATATTTTATATGCAACTCGTATAAAGTTAAAGCATAGAGGGGTTCGTAAAATAAACGAAAGTAATTCTCGAGAATGGGCAAATTGTAAAAAGCTTGCAGAAGTATGTAATACCTTCTGTGAAGATTTTAAATTTGATACTCGTGAAGGTTTTATCAAGTATATAGAGACTGGATTAAAAAGGATGACTGATTATCGTAATGTTATGCAAAGGTTATTATCTATGCAAGAAAACATCACTAATCAAGTAGATGCTGAGATAGAGTTACAAAATTCAGATTTAAAACTTACCAAAGAGATACATGATTACTTTATAGGTAAGATTGCTAAGGCAACTGGTATATATGAATCTTATGAAAATCAACCAGAGAAGTATGTACACTTTGCAAAGGTTGGTGACTTCTTAAAAGAAGAAGGTTGGGATTATAAGACCTTCATCGATGCTCAGTTTGAATCTCTTGCATGGTGTAATGGTTTACCAGACATTGCACAGATGTATACTGATAAAGCAATTGAAAGATACAATAAGTATTTATATAAGAATAAGAATAAACAACTACTCGAAGATGAACCAATAGTAGAGGGAAGTCTTTGGGATTCTATAAACAACTGAATATGGTGAAATATGATAATATACCTGGATTCCCTGGATATTACATTAGTAAAAGGGGAGGACTTTGGTCTAATCGTAAAAACGGGCAATGGAAAAAATTAAAGCCCTATCTTAATAAAATGTGGAACAGGTATCAATGTACTCTAAGGGATTCTCGTGGCATTAGGAAACTTTGTAAGATTTCTCGGCTAGTAGCTACAGTTTATTTACCTAATCCAGAGAATTTACCCATAGTAATGCACCTAGATAATAATCCGGCTAATGATTATTATCGAAATTTAAAATGGGGTACCCAGAAAGAAAATATTAAACAATGCTTATCGGATGGTAGGCTTTTTAAAAACGAAGTCTTCTTATCTCGTCAACAAAAGCCAGATACAATTAGAGATTCCGTAGTTAAAGACTACATAAAAGGATTCCCATTAAAATACATAAGTAACAAATATCAAGTATCTAGTTCTTGTATTACCTCGATCTTAAGGGAACCGTAGGATTCCAAGAACTAGAGATACTAAATTTAAAATTAAAGAGTAATATGAAAGGTTTACAATTTTTCGGAAACAGAGTAGAGGATGCAGCTAATGCTTTTATAGATGTCCTCAAGTATTCAGACCAATCCGTGGATTATCCAGATTTTAAGGATATCGAACCATGGCCTGATGAGATAATTAATATGTTCTATGTGATTTGGAAGAATGCCAAGTTCTCAGAACTAAGTGCCATCATTATGTATACCCAACAGTCTTCTAGATTTGAAGAAATATCAGAATTGATGTTGGGTATTGGTTTGGTAGAGATGAGACACCTTGATAAGATATCGGACTTTTTACAAAAGGCAGATCCCTATGAGGATTACTCTACCATGAATATTAATCCTACGATTGAGATTGGTTCTACTTGGGAACAAGCTTTAAAGATTGCTTTGAATTCCGAGATAGAAACTATTGGTCACTACAAGAAAATTCAAAGAGCAATTGCTCAATACGAAGAACGCCCAGATTACGATGACGTGAATTATTTCCTTGAGAAATTGATTGCGGATGAGGAGCATCATATTAAACTTCTCAAGGAAGCAATGGGTATGGATAAATCTACTAAGGGTGTAACGGTAATTATCAAATGAGTAGGATAATCATACAGAATGGAAATATGTGCGAACTCGACTTACCTCTTAAGTTCGCACAGAAACTTTATAATGAGTTTGCCATTCGACATCCAAATGCTTTCTACTTACGTACAAGGCAAAGAGGTATGCAGAATTGGGATGGTAAGATTCACTACATCACCAAGACTGGGCAATTTAAAATAGGTTTGCTTCCTAAGGTATACGATATGTGTATTGAGATGGGAATTAAACCTAAAGTTGTAGATATGCGTCAACCTTTACCTAAAGTCAGTAAAGTTGTTACGAAGATAGGCAAATATAAATTAAGACCAGAACAGGAGAAAGCAGTCAAGGCTGTAATTAATAATACGATTGGAGGTAAACCCTTTCATATCGGAGTATTGGATTACACGGTTAATGCAGGTAAAACTCTTATTATGTCGTCTTTGTATTTATCCTATAAGAAGCAGTTGAAGACTTTGTTAATAACTAATGACTCGGATTGGTTAAACCAAGCTAGAGAAGAATTTAAGCAATATCTACCCGGAGAGGATATCACTTTTGTTCAAGGCAAAGTTTTAAACTGGAGTAACTTCACAATAGGTATGGTTCAATCTATCTCTCGTAATATGAGGTTCTATCAAAAAGAGTTATCTCAAATAGATATGGTACTTATAGATGAAGCTGACCAGGGGGGCAGTAGGCAATATCAGAATGTAATCACCCGGTTATTCAATACTCGTATTCGTATAGGGCTATCTGGTACCATCTATATGAGTAAGCTTGCTAAAGATAAAGTTAAGAATATGAATCTTGAATGTTTCTTTGGTAAGGTACTTGCCGAGTTTAAACTTAGGGATTCTATTAAGAAGGGTTATTCAACTAAAACTGTAGTAAAGATGGTACCAGGTAAACCCTGGTATGGGAATTGGGAATCCGATTGTATATCTTATAAAGAGATATATGATGATTCGATTACTAACAGTTATACTGCTTGGTTAATGGCATATTCCAGATTACGATGGAATATTAATCAAGGCAGATATCCTGCTCTCGTAGTTTGCAAGCATATTGCACATTGTGAAAATCTATATAAATTCTTTAAAAAGAAACTGGGCGATGCCTATAATATTGCCTATGTGCATGTTAATACCAAATCTAAATTAAGACAACAAATAATGAAAGATTTTAGGGACGGCAAAATTGATATCTTGGTATCAACTACAATCATTGCTCGGGGCAAAAACTTTCCTAAGCTAAGGTATTTGCTTAACGCAGCAAGTATGGATAGTCAAGAAAAATCTATTCAGTTCCTTGGTCGTTTGGTAAGAACCGATAAATCGAAAAAGAAAGTGTACCTTGATGACCTTCACTATCCTGGTAATTATTTAGATAGGCATGGAAAACATAGGAAGCAATATTATCAGAGACAAGAATTGAAAGTAATCTTATTAGACAAACTATGGAAGAAACATCCTAACCATAAACCATAGCCTTATTCAGAGTTAACTAGAAGTACTATGAGTAATTACTTTTCTCCGTAGGAGGAAATAATTACATCCTAATAAGCATACGGGCATTATGAATAAAGATAAAATTATATGTATCAGGGAAGATACTGATGAACGATTAATACAATTACAATCGGAAGGATATAGAATAATACAAATATCCGCATCAGGTATCTACTGCTGGATATTATTAAGGAAACCAAATAACAATATATAATGAAACTGATAGACCGAATATTAAATTGGATGAACCCACCTGCCAGTAATCCCAAATATGTATTCAATTGCAGGGATTTGGCATGGGTAACCCCTATTAAACACTGGAGATATACCCCGGATGTTTATACCCATTCATTTAGTTTATATTGGGGATCTGGATTAGAGATCAAATTACAACAAGATACTACTGACCCAGAATCTTGCCCAGAATTATCTAAACTCAGGGAACTATTTATTAATAACCTTGGTTATTCATATGTAACCCTAGATGATATTACTAACATATACATTTATAAAGAAAAATGAGATGGCAAAGAAAAAGAAACAACTTCTTGATTTATCAAAACATGATGTACTTACACCAATAGATGTTAGTCAATTGGGTACTAACGGAGATCCATGCTTTGGTATTGGGTATGATTTATCCACTAAAGAATGTAAATTATGCGGAGACTCAGAACTATGTGCGTTCAAGATGTCCCAGAACTTGAACATTACAAGGAAAGAATTAGAACAGAAGAATCAATACAAAGATTTGGATGTATTAGAAGATACGGTTGGTATCAAGAAATACATCCGAGGCTTGATTCGGAAAGGGAAAGACAGAAAAGAAATTATCTCAAAGACAGTTGAGAAATTCGAAGTACCTAAGAAACGTATTAGAGAACTTTATAGAGAATGCAATGGGAAAGGTCAGTAAGTTAAGAATGATATGGGCAATGTTTAAGTTATATCTTAACAACCCAAATTATTATGTACGGCAAGATGATGTTCTTGCTGATTTGTTTATGCAGGGTGAATACGACGTAGAAAGATTCTGTCATTCACTCGGAGTAACTCCTCAACAAGGATTAACCTTTGAACAACTTTTAAAAAAATGTAATATATTATGAACAGATTTAAATTTATCAAAGTACGGGAGGTAATATCTCCCAACAGAGCAAACCCAAATGATGCTGGGTTAGATTTTTATGTACCAACAGATTTATATCCAGAGCATATTCATTCTAAAAATGAATTCGACTCAGAAGGTTATGATTTAGATGTTCCTTTTGGTGAAGCCTTTGTAAGGCATATAGCTTTAAAACCTGGACATCGTATACTTATCCCATCTGGTATTAGGGGATTGCTTGAACCACCTGCCTCTATGTTAATGGCTGCTAATAAGTCCGGTATAGCTACTAAGCAAGGTTTACTCTTTACAGCTGAGATAGTAGATTCTCCCTATGTAGGAGAGATACATATCGGAGTATATAATGCTTCTGATAAGGCTCAAGTTATCGAATGTGGCAAGAAGCTTGTACAGTTCATACATGTTCCTATCTACATCACAGAGCCAGAAGAGATTCAACAAGAGGAATTCTATACTGAGTCTCAAATGTGGGGAAGTAGAGGAGATAAGGGATTTGGTTCATCTCAAAATAAATAAACATGGATGTAAGAAACATAAGAGAAGAGGTGCCCAATATAAAAGAAACAGAGGTACTCCCACAGATGTATACCTTAGGGTTAGAACAACTAAATGGGTATAGGCAAATAGAATCACTACCAGAATATCCCTTAGATATAAATAACCCGAAGAGCCAAGTTATACTTAAGGATTTTATTGGTAGGGTAATCGAAGAACTAACTGAAGGCTTTGAATCTACCAATGAAGTATTTGACCTTTGCAGTAAAAATGGATGGAATATAAAGATGCTCAACGAAGAAGAACATCAATCCATACTGAATTCTCTTGCTAATGCAAATGAAGAACAAGCAGATGCTTTAGGCTTTTTCTTTACTCTTCTAGCATATTCAAATATACTTCCTGAAGATATACTTAGTTATAATAAAGCAAAAGACTTATTTGAAGTGATGGCTATTGGGGTTAAAGAACTGGTAATTAAGTATTCAGATTATCATAACTTATTGAAATTCGACATTATCTGTAAAGAGGATTTCTATGAGGACGAAGGTAAGTGGGAACATATAAATTCTTATACTCCAGGCTTTCACCAGATGAACGAACTATCCCATGAAGCTGAGAAATTATATCTATGGGAAGTAATCTATGAACTCAATAAAGCTAGAAATTTCCTTAAATGTAGACCATGGAAACAAACTCAAGTGATGACTAAGGAAATAGATTTTCAAGAATCCTTGGTAAAAGCTTTCTATCTCTATATGGGATTCTTAGCGATGAATGGGTTTACTCCTCTCGGATTATTCGGTTTATTCTTTAAAAAACAAAGTCTCAATAGATGGAGGCAACAAACTAATTATTAACATGTCAGGATGGAACCATAAATTAGAGGGACTTCAACTTAATCCAGAGGAGTTCCTCCATTCGTTAGAATTTGCTACCTCACAAGAAGCATGGGAAAAACTCAATGAGGGATTCCTAAGATTAGAGCCTGCTTTATTTGCAAAGGGGGCTATTGCCAATAGTGGGGTAGCAGTAGTGTATAACGTATTCATAAAGATACGCAATGCCTGGGTAGACCCAGAATTTGATTATGGGAGATGTTTCAATTATAAAGAAACTAAGTGGACTAGCTTATTGAATAACTACATAGACTTTAATAAGCTTGACTTGTTGCGTAGTAAACTGAGAGTACTGAGAAATAAGTACAATCAGAATTACAATATAACCTATATGTTTAACAATCATCATGATAATGGAAAGCAATGTCTAATAGCAGCGACTTTTTCAAAACGATTCGGGGAGGACATCCCAGTTATTACAATGGTAGTTCGGGCTTCGGAGATTACCAAGAGGTTAATATTCGATTTCCTATTAATTCAACGAATGTCAGAGTACGTATATGGTCCGGATCAGTCAGTACAAATCAACCTATTCGCGACTCAAATGTACGGAAATGTGGAGACACTTCTAATGTATCATACCCATAAGCCATTGAAGAAGGTACTTAAGGGGGCAGAAGAGAATGCTTGGAATAAGAGAATAAAAGAAATATGGAAGAAATTCCAAAAGGGTACAGAGAAGGAATTCTCTTCATTCAAGGTATTCTTTAGAAGTTTTAAAGTGCTCAGACCAGATTTATATGAAGAAACATATAAATCAATGAAAGCAAAAGAATTACTTCTTGAATACGAAGATATTGAATATCCCGAGAATGTAATTTCTTACTCTCAACGTAAAGCCTATAAGAAGAAACTTTTAAAACAAAAGAACAACGATGGAAGCTAGGGAATTTTTAAATCAGAAGCGGATAGGATTAGTAAACAAATTCTATTACCAAGTTTTAGAGATTAAAAAGAACGGTGCAGAACCAGATATACCCTTGTTAATGAAAGAGGTAGAGGATTTCGATGATTTTGTATTTCGCTACTGGCATATGACCTGGGTTAATTCTACAATGTCATACAGTTAAATATTTATATAATATGAGGATATATTCTAACAGTTTTGAGTTAATGTCCGAAATGGGCAGAGAACTCAACAGTTATGGTCAACTTGTAAAACCAAAGACCTATCAAAATAAAGTCATTGAAGGTAATGAGGATTTTATTACTAAAGAACTCATTTGCCAACAATATTGCTTAACTTCATTGGGAGACTCGGTATGGTTATTCGTATTCTCTCATTCAAGAGAATGGGCAGATGCTGAGTTCCAAGAAAGGGTTGATACCTCTGATATAATTAATCCAGGTAAAGCTTGGGAATTAAGAAAAGATTTATGGGAACAGTTCTTGGTAAATGGTAAATTTGATTATACCTATAATGAGAGAATCATCCATGTTATTAAACCATTGATAAGATTACTGAAGGACGATAATGACACTCGTAAAGCAGTATTACCAATATTCAATGGTGATATGGACGGATTAGATACCGATTGGTATGATGGTAGTAGACGTATACCCTGCTCTATGTATTATGACTTCCTTATCCGTCAGAATGGTAAAGGAGAGAAGGTATTACATATTTGCTATCATCAAAGGAGTTCAGATTTTGTTACTCATTTTGGTAATGATGTATACCTTGCATGGAAACTTATGGAATATGTAGCTAAAGAGGTTGGAGTTAAACCTGGCTACTTGTATCATACCATTGATTCTCTTCATGCTTATAAGAAAGATTGGTTAGCATTAGCATCTAATCTGGAAGACTTACAAGAGAAATATTAATAATGAGGGATGTATCTACTACTATAGGTGGGTATGTCCCTTTTTCTATTTTAAAATATGGAAACACGGTATCATATTATAAAGAACAAGAAAGAGCTTAAGAAACTTATTGCTTGTTGTAAAGCTACGGGTTATGCTTGCTGTGACTATGAAACGAATGCCGAACCTATTTATAATAAGAGTTTTAAACCTACAATTCTCTCTGTATCTTGGATGCCTGGGTTTGGTGCTTCCATCCCTTTAGACCATTTCGAAACAAAAGCTTATACTTTACCAGGTTGGAATTGGAAAAAGATGTTAAGGAAATTTGGGGAAGAAGTAATTGAGAATTATGAGATAACTAAGGTTGCATGGAACTGGAAATTTGACGACCAGGTAAACCAGAAGTATCATATATTCTACAGAGGTACATGTTTAGATGGGATGCTTGCTAAATATGTTCTCAACGAGGAAAAACCTCATGACTTAAAGTCAATGGTAAGAAGATATTTACCAGAGTATGGTAATTATGAAAAGCAAGATGCCTTTGATAAGATACCATGGGATAAAAAGGAATTAGACCCACTTTGCCATTACGGTTGTCAAGATACGGATTATACTCTTAGGTTAATGTTATTCTTTGAAAAGAAGTTGATTGATTTGGGTATGTATTCGGTATTCCGTAATTTATTTATGTGTAATTCACGAGTACTCACCTCAGTAGAGAAAGAGGGATTATATCTAGATACTGAGTTCAATAAAAAGCTTCTGGAAGAATATAAACCAAAAATAGATGCTGCTAGACAAGCAATATATGACTTGCCAAGAGTAAAGAAATTCGAAAAGAAGTACAACCAAGAAAAGATTGATAAGTATATTCAATCTATCGAAGCTGAACTTGAGGAATTAGATTATAATGACCCAAAAGACAAACGAAAGATTGCATTAAGGGAACAGAAAATATCGAATATCAAGGCAGGTATATTCACAACTAAAAAGGAACAGGAATTAATAAGACCCATTAACCTTGGTAGCCCAGTTGATTTGCCTAAGCTAATGTATTCAGAGGATGGATTCCATTTCGATGTAATTAAAGATAATGATTCTGGTAAACCAAGTACAGATGAAGAAACCCTAACTAACTTAAGGTTAACAGTTAAAAAACCCGATTCACCAAAGGCAATATTCTTGGATAAACTTCTCGAACTAAGAGGGTTAGAGAAAATGTATAAGACTTATATTTATGGGTGGTGGGAAAAGGTACAAGATGATTCTCGATTACATGGTAGATATAACATACATGGTACTGACTCTAATAGGTTTAGTTCTGCAGACCCAAATATGCAGCAGATCCCAAAGACAACAGTAGACCCAAATATCAAGAAACAATTGGTAGCTCCTCCAGGTTATCTATATATGGCATTCGACTACTCACAGGCAGAGTTAAGAATGATGGCTCATTTATCAGGTGATGAAACTTATCTGGAAGCATTTGCAAAGGGCGTAGACCCTCACCTTGGTATAGCAGCAGCAAAATATGGGGTTCCAATTGAGGAAGCCAGTAAAATATACGAAGACGAAAGTCACCCTGACCATAAGCTTTGGAAGACTAGAAGAAAACAAGCTAAGCAAATTGCATTTGGACTTATCTATGGAATTGGAGATGCTTTGCTAGCAGTAAAATTATCAGACCCAAAAGCTGGTATTATAGTTACTAAAGAAGAAGCTCGTAAGGAGATGGATGAGTTCTTTAAGAAACACCCAAAGATACTTAAGTTCAAAGAGAAACAAGAGAAATTCCTTCGTAAGCATGGATATTATACCCAGTTATTTGGTACTAAGAGAAGATTACCCCAAATATACTCAAACGACAAACAAGAAGTTGCTTATGCCATCCGTTTGGGACTTAATTTCCCATGTCAAGGTGCTGCAGCAAATATGACTAATTTTGGAGCTATCCTTGTTTATTGGTTAATGCGACAAGGTAAATTACCCCGTATGCTTGAAGTAGCAACTGTTCATGATGCAGCCTATTTTTACTCAAAGCCTGAATATATTAATACTTGGACTGTTTTTAAAATATGGGATATATTGAGAAACCCCAGTACTAAGAAATATTTTGGTTTTCAAGTGGATGATGTAGATATGTCAATGGACTTCTCTATTGGTAGGTCAATGGCAGAAGAATTACCTTTTATTCCTGGGTATGATTATAGAAAGATGCTTCAACCAGATTTCTCAGTAGAGGAGTATATGGAAGAACATAAGAAGTATAAGAATGTAATCATTAAGGATTATCCTAAATTGTTTAGTAAAGAGATAAAGCAGTATGAGGAAGATTTTAAAGGGAAACTTAGATTGCATTGGTTGCCCTAATTACCATGTTACCAAGAATGGTAAGGTATATTCTAATTATAAGGGTAAAGGTTGGGTAAAATTATCCCTTAATCGAATTAAAAATAACGGATACGTTATAGTTTCTATTAGGGATACGAATGGATATAGGTATACTTATAACATTCATCAATTAGTAGCATTAGTATATGTACCAAACCCAAATAATCATAAGTATGTATGTCATAAGGATAATATAAGAACTCATAATCATTATAAGAACTTATATTGGGGTACTGCTAAGGAAAATACTCAACAATGTATTAGAGATGGTAGGTTTAAATTTTCAGATACAAAGTTAAGTAGACCCGATATACTTCAATTACTTTATGAGTATGATACTGGTATGATAAAAGCAAAACTTGCTAGGAAGTATGGGATATCACCAATGTTAGTATATAAATATATTAAGAAAAGAAAACGTTATGAAGAAGATTTTAAACGG